ATTGAAAAACTTTTACCGAACCGTCTCAAGGATCAGTTTTGTTTCAGAACTCAGGATGCCGTCGAGCATCTTGAATTTATAAGGAGTGACCGCTATGGTGACATCAAATTGTGATAATGCTATAAACTATAAATCTACAGATTCTCAAAAGGAATGCTGCGCAGTAATTGCGATGCGCGAAGCTGTAGAAACCCTTGCAGCACGAGAAAATATTTCATACGAGGAAGCTCTTCTTCGTTTCACAAGTTCTCGTGCGTATGAAGCCCTCTTTGATTTTGACACAGAGATTTGGAAAGAAGGCTCTGATTATCTGCTGAGTCTTTATGACTACTGCACTTCCAAAAAGACTGCATAAAAAATAATTGCTAGGAGGTGGTTTTATGAACGAGGTTGTCATCGATGATTCACAACGCGAAATGTGCGCCGTACTCGTTATGCGCACTATGCTCACAGACTACTGTGATGATACCGGTGTTTCCTTCAACGACGTATTTTTTCGCTTTGTAACCTCTCCCGCATACAAAATGCTATTTGACTATTCCACCGGACTCTGGATGGAAGGACCCGATTATCTCCGCAACATCTTTGAAGATACCATGCAAACAAACACCTCTCTAAAACAGACTGAATCTTACTTGATCTCTGAAGAGGAAATGCTTCGTCGCCTTGGCATCACTGAAGCTGACCTTGTCGGTTTTGAAGACGTGGAAATCGAATAGTGACAGCATATATCCCACCCAGTCACATGGCTGAGTGGGATTTTTTATACCATCACCAGACGATTGTGCTTATTTCGTTCACAATATAAGCACGGTCGTCTGCTTTTTGCTTTAGAACCGGTCGAAATCCTCCTGCGAGGCCAGCTCTTTGTACGGATAATCGTCGTTCTGCCGTTCCGTGAACATATCATTGACCAACCCGATGGTCAGCAGGTCTAGGTCGGCAATGCTGATACCGAGCTGTACACAGCGCAGCAGAAAGAGCGGGGTGGTCATTTCCCGCTCACTTTTTCGAGGTTTTTTCTGGATTCCACCTCCGTCTGCACGTTCAGACCCCACAGTTCGATCAGCTGGGGCAGGATCTGATAGATAGAGAAGGTATTAAACTGGTCCAGGAACTCCTCCGGGCTGTCCGGCACATTCGCTGGATCTGCATGACGGGCCATCAGCCATGCCAAATCCTCGAACATCTCCAGACTGAACAGATCGAGGTTGGAATTGTCCTCATCGTTCTCCCCCACGCTCTTTTCCAGCTGACGCAGGTCTTTGTAAATGTCACGACCGAACTTGATACGGTACAGGCGAGGCACAGCGGCACTTGCCTTAAAGGTGACTTCCTTGCCATCGATCTCGATTTTCTTTGTAACTGCCATAATCGTAATCCTCCATAAATTTCATGTAAAATTGGCAGAGCCGAAGCCCTGCCGTATATCGTGTTTCTTACTCTGCCGGGTCAATGCTGACCAGTGCATTACCGCCACTCACAGTGGGCAGCTTTCCATCCCACTTCTGAACCTTCTGGTAATCGATCAGCGTATCGGACAGGCTTTCTGCCAGTTTGCGGTTTGCCTCTGCCTGTGCTTCTGCGGCAATAGAAGTCTTCTGGGCTTCCGCCTCTGCATTGGTGATCGCCACCTGCTTATCCGCTTCTGCCTTGGCAATAGCAGCTTCATTCTCGATCTTCTGCTTATCTGCGTTCTGCTGTGCAATGGACTTCTGCTGGATGGCTTCGTTGTAGGCATCCTCGAAATTCATGTCGTTGATGACGACCTTGTTCACAAACACAACGTCCTCGCCATACTTCTGCACAAGAGATTCTGCCAGCTTCTGCTGTGCCAGAGGCTCGATCTTGGTGCGGTTCGTCACCTCATTGGGGGCAAGTTCAGCCATCGCAGACTTGATTGCCGATGCCACCAGCTCGTCACCGACCAGATTCTTGATGTCTGACACATTCGCATACAGCCATGCACTCTTCTCAGGAAGCACCTGATAGGTCACGATGACATCAGCGGCATACACAGGAGTCTTGTCGGAGGCTTCGCCCCAGACCTGTGCTTCGATGTGTTTATCCTGCTGCTTGTTGTTGACCTTGTGAATGCTCTGCACAAAGGGGATGCAGAAGTTGAGCTTGCCGCTCTGGATGGTGGTCTCCTGGATCTGGCCGAAGCTGGTCTTCACGCCCGTGTAACCGGTGGGGATGATGTGGAACGAGCAGACAGCCAGTACCAGAACGATGATCACTGCGAACAAAGGAAAAATCTTCTTCATAATCGTATACCTCTTTATAATAATGTAAGCAGAGCCGAAGCCCTGCAGTGTGTGTCGGTCACTTAGCCCTGCGGCTCCTCGCTGTGACTGGTGTCTTCGGTGTCCACAGCTTCCGCCTGCGGCTCGTAGACCGCATCGTACCACTTGTTATAGACATCATCGGTGGTGTTGGTACCGGTCTTCGCCTTGACATAACCGTTTGCCAGAGGGGTTGCCTGCAGGTTCAGGGTGTCCGTCTTGACTTCCTTGCTGTCCTCATTGGTCTCACCCTCGATAGACGGACGGCTTGCCACACAGTTGTACAGCACATGACGGATGTGACGCTGGTCGCCATCAAACTCGAACAGAAAAGCAAAATGCTCCAGTTCCACATTGGCGTTCTCTGCAAGCACACCGTTGCCATCCAGCTCCTCGTGCATAATGTCCGTGAGGAAGCTCTCCGGGATCAGCGCGATCTCCAGATCACCCTCGTAGCCGGAGTTGTTATTCACGACATAGTAGGCGATGTTGTCCGCATAGAACGGTTCAATCTCGCCATTGGCATCCATAGAAAGACTGACTGCACCGGGGATGCGGACCGGCTTTGCATAGGTGACACTGCCATCTTCGTCAAAGGTCGCCTTTGCATAGTGGCAGTTTTTCAGGCCAAATTTGACCTTATTGCTTTGCTTCGACATAGGTTATTCCTCCTATCGCCCTGCGGCCGGCTTATACGGTCAGCTCATACAGGACTTCATACATCTTTTCGGTTTCGATCCAGACCTCGCTTTTCTCATAGTAGAGTTCGTGTGCGGTCAGGACTTCTTCAATGCTTGCTTCCATATCCGGATCTTTGTAATCGGTGTACACCTCAATGTCCAGCCGGTTGAAATGGTGGTACACAAGGTTGTCCGCACCGAAATTCTCGGCTTTCGGATACAGGAAGCAGATAAACGGTGGATTAGGGCTCTCCCCTTCTGCGAAATGGTCATACGCATAAGGAAGCCCCATCTCCTCCATCAGAGCTTTTACTTCTTCGTGGGTCATTGGTTCCTCCTTACTTTAGTGCCTTTTCGATGAGAGACTGGAGCTGCTCGATGCCGGCCTGCTCTGCCGGAGCGATATGGGGTCTTCCTGCCACCCGTCCGCCGCCGCGCTTGGCATGACCTTTTTCCAGCAGATGTGCCAGCTGGTAGCGGTTCTTGGAATGCACCACCATCTGAAGGCTCTGGCTGGATTCAGACTGTTTGGTCGCCACCCAGCTTCCTTTGTATGCACCCGTTCTGGACGGTGCATTGGCCGAGATCTGGTCTTTGACCGTTTTGGCAGACTTACGGACAGCACTCTTCACCTGCGTAGAAGCAAGGGTCGCATATTCTTTTAAGCCCTCGTTGATGGCATCTGCCATCTCATCAATGCTGACGGTTCTGCTCATCCGGCTGCCTCCTTTCCAGTCTGCAATGAATCTTCAGGATCTTCTTCTGATAGTTCATCGGGTCAACGGATTCGATATTGTAGAGCTGATCTCGGAAGCGGATGCGGTAACCTGTTGATGTGAGATTTCTGGTCTCACTGCACCAGCGAACTGTAAACACCACGCTCTTCTGTTCGGCTGTGACCTCACCTTCTTCTTCCTGTGCCTGATAGGTCGAAGCGTAGGCAAAGCAGGTGAAATATTCCTCCCATGTGTTCCGATGGTTTCCGACCTTATCGGTCACGACCGTGCTTTTCTCGATTGTGATCCGCTCATTCAGTTTCTCGATCATCAGAACACCCCCTCCCTCACAGCAAACAGAATGGAACGAAGCGTCAGCATCAGCTGCTTATGGTCGGCTTCGTCCCGGTGCTCATAGAGATATCCCAGTGCATACAGAATCGCCACACGGCAGGTGCTGCGCAGGGCTTCCAGTTCCCTTGTGGGCTGTACTCCGTTCTCGGCATCCCGGTCAGCGGCATTAACTGCCTCCCACTGGTCTTCCGATAAACGTCCCACGTCCTTACACATCTGCTCCGCAGAAGATAAAAGGATGCCGATCAGGGCATCCTCATCGCTGCTGTCCACGCGGAGATAGGTCTTCGCTTCGTAAAGCGGGATCAGTGCCATAATCGGCTCCTCCTTTCCAGACTTTCTTAGCCCTGCGGTGCCATCTGCAGAAGCTGTACGGCTTCGGGCAGGATCAGCTTGCCATCCACACGCTGGGTGGTCAGGAAACCGACCTGATCAGTACGGGCATACAGCTCGTTCAGACGGCGGAAGGTGCGGTTCTGGCGGTCAGCCACCCAGTAGTAGCTGTAATCGCCAAAGGCCATGACCTTGCTGCCACCCTTAATCTCCGGCATGAAGGCGGAAGTCTTCAGCGGACGGTTCAGCAGGGTATCCGGCTTGCCGATCTCCAGACCCGGCTTCCAGATATAGTTGCCGTTGTTGTCCTTGATGGTCATCAGCTGCAGCACCAGGGCTTCGTTGCAGAGGAACTGTGCCTTCTTACGGTACGGAGCCTTCAGTGCATAGTAGAGCTTGAAGATTTCATCGAAGGTAACGGCATCCTTCTGGGCAGCGGTCACACCGACCTTGGCACCGCCGGTCTCAGCCAGCAGACCCAGAGGCTTGCCCACACCGTCACCGGTGATAAAGGCGCGCTCCTCTGCGTTGCCCATACGCACACCGAAACGGCGGGCAATATAGGTGGCGAGGTCAAAAGCGGAGTCGTTCAGCAACTCATTGGAGATCTTGATCATAGTGCCCAGCTTGTATGCAGACAGCATGGTCTGGCCGAAGGTAGTATCGCTCTCCGGGATCTCCTCACCCTCATCGATCCAGCTTGCCTCACCGGTATCCTCTGCGATGGGGATCTTACGGGTGCCGGAGCTGGTGCGGATGACCGTTGCCAGACCACGGAAGATGTTGTTCTCCTCCAGTGCCTCCACCAGCTTCTTCTCGAACTCATCGGGGACGGTAAAGCCGCCCTCGGTGTCCTCACCCACAGACAGGGCATTGCGGACCTCGCCGTAATGGCCACGGTTGCGGATCATGTTCCAGAAATTCTCGGCATACTCGGCAGTGGCGGTCGGCTTGACATCCTTCTTGGCACCGTTCTTCGGGTCAGCATGGACAGGACTAGAAGTCGGTGCGGACAGCTGTGCCTCGATCTGCGCCTGCTGCTCCAGACGCTCGATCTCTGCACCCAGGTCCTTGACCTCCTGTGCCATCTTGTTGTACTGCTCCACGGCCTCAGCCTTTACCAGACCGTTCTCGCCGCGGTTCTTCTCCAGAAAGTCCTTGGTCTGCTCCCAGAGAGTGTTGCGCTTGGTGCGCAGTTCCAGAATCTTACTCATAGTGTTTGTCCTCCATAAATTTGTGATGGTTGATTGGATATAAAAACAGCCTGAATGCACATCACTTCATGCACTCAAGCTGTTTCATCAAGATATTGTAGGGGATGCTGCCATCCTCGGTCTTGCCGTCCAGATCAAGGACAGGGCCTGAATTGGCAGGCGGTTCTGCCGGAGGTGTCGGCTCTGCGGACGGTTTCGGGTCAGCAGGCGGCTCCTTCGGCTCAGTGTGCTTCTGACCTACGTCTTCCGGCTTCACACCCAGACGGTTCAGGACGATTAGATCCATCTGACGGCTGGAGAAAAGGTGCCCTGCCGTATCCTTCTGGAACGGCTTCTTTTCTTCGCCCTCGCCCGGTTCACTGTCAGGGTCTTCTTCCGGTTTCTCCGGGTCTGCCGGGTCACTGTCCGGCTCCTCCTCTTTCTTTGCAAAGAGGATCTCGTCTGCAAAGCCCAGCTCCACAGCCTTCTTCGCATTCATCCAGGTCTCGTTGCTCATGAGATTGGCAATGCGGGCATGGGTCAGACCAGACTTTGCGGCATACGCATTGATGATGCTCTCCTTGACTTCGGTCAGCACCTCAATGGCTTTCTCCATGTCCTTGGTGTTGCCCATCGCAACCGTGCTGGGGTCATGGATCATCAGCATGGCGACAGGACTCATCTGAACAGTATCACCGGCCATTGCCACAACGGATGCAGCAGATGCCGCAATTGCATCGATCTTGACCGTGATGCTGCCCTTGTAGTCCTTAAGCATGGTATAGATTTCGGCAGCGGCGAACACATTTCCGCCCGGAGAGTTGATCCAGACGGTCACATCCCCCTCGCCGGATTCCAGCTCATCCCGGAACATCTGAGGTGTGATCTCATCACCCCAGAATGATTCCTCATCGATGGGACCTTCCAGCCGGAGGATTCTGGTGTCGTCACTGTTTTTGATCCAGTTCCAGAATTTCTTCATTGGGTTCTCCTTCCTGTTTTTTGAGGCTTACTCTCACTCAGCCTGTTATCGCTGTCAGGTTCTTCTTCCGGGTCGGGCTGTGTCTGTTTCGGCTGATTCTGCTGGACTGCGGCAGCTTTATTCTGCTGTGCCACTCCTGCATCTTTCAGCTTCACATAGCCGCCGTTCAGGTAGTAGTCGTCACCACCCTCCTCTGCCGGGATGAGATCCATGTTCTCCAGACGATGCACATCATTCGGAGAGAGGAAGCCGTTGCTGATGCCGGTCGCATAACCGTTCATCCGGCTCTGGTAATCGCCACGGAGCAGACCGTCCACATTGAATTTTGGAAAGTAGGTATCCTGCTCCTCTTCCAGCAGCAGATCCTTGATGATGCCCTGCTCGATGCGGACAAGCCACGGGGTCAGGGAGTGCATCACGAAGTTCAGCGACTGGTATTCAATATTGGAGAATGTGGCTCTGGACAGATCGGCTACCAGATGCGGAGGCACACGGAAGATGCGGCAGATCTCCGTCACGGAAAACTGCTTCGTTTCCAAAAACTGGCTGTCTTCCGGCGGCAGGGAGATCGGTTTGTAGGCCATGCCCTCTTCCAGCACTGCCACACGATGGGCGTTCGCTGCGCCACCATAAGCCGCTTCCCAGCTATCCCGGATACGGTTCGGGTCTTTCACAACGCCGGGATGTTCCAGCACACCACTGGGCTGTGCGCCGTTCTTGAAGAAAGAAGAACCGTACTTATCCACCGCAATGGAAGTACCGAGGCTGTTCTTCATCATGGCGATTGGCGAGAAACCGATCAGACCATTAAAGCCAAGCCCCGGCACATGGAAGATCTCGTCCCGGCGGAAGTAGATGTCCTTGTTCTGCTCTCCCGGAACTTCATCCGTGTATGCGTGGTAGATATAGTAGAGCTCTCCACTCTCGTCTCGATCCACTTCGACATTTTCCGGCAAAAGCGGATACAGCCCCAGCACCGTGTTCTTACCATCCCGGACAATCTGTGCGTAAGCGTTGCCCCAAAGGAGCAGGTGGGTCATCAGCGTTTCCCAGAAGACAAAGGATGTCATCTCCGGGTTGGGCTGGCGATACAGGATCTTGTACAGCGGATGATCCCGTGCCTTTTCCTTGTTGCCGTTGTCGTCTGTCATCCGGTAGAGATGCAGCGGCAGTGCCGCAATGGACTCTGCCAGCAGACGGACACAGGCATACACAGTCGGGATCTGCATGGCTGCTTTCTCATCCACCTGCTCCCCGGCATTGGAACGGCCAAACACAAAGGTCTGCCCGGAATCGCGGACGTTATCCGTGACCTTCGGCAGACCTTCTTTTGGTTGTTCTGTTTTGGGAGAATCCCTTGGGTTCTCAAACCCCATCCATTCCCAGAATCCCATTAAGCCTTATCCCCTTTCTCCAGTTCCGGCAGACCGGCAAGGCTGGTACCGAGGGACGCAACACCCGCCACGATCACTGCACTGCCGACCGCCATCCAGTCCACCGTGCCGCCAGGCATCTGTGTCACGACCAGGGCCGCGCCGGTCTGGAACATCGTCTTTGCAGCACGGATGCCGGCTGCCTTCCACCATTCTGCACTCATCAGATACTTCATTGTGTTTCCTCCAAATCTTCATATCAAAAAACGATCATGTCACGTTCGTCATAGACGCTTCCCTGCTGCTGTCCTTCGTTTCGGATGCAGCGATCCAGTGCCATGATCGCAGCGACGATACCATCGATCTTCTCCGGCGATTTTGCCTTTGTCGGCTTGATATTGCCTGCCGGGTCGGTATCCACGACCACATTCCCCGCCATCCATGCCATGACCGGGTTGCCGCCGTGGGTAATACGCCCTTCCATCAGGAGCTTGTAGAACTCTTTGGTAGGCGGGCTCATATCTTTAAAACCCTGACCGAAAGGCACGACCGTAAATCCCATCCCCTCAAGGTTCTGGGTCATCTGCACCGCACCCCATCGGTCAAAGGCAATCTCCAGAATGTGATAGGTCTTACCCAGCTCCTCAATGACCTTCTCAATGAACCCGTAGTGAATCACATTTCCCTCGGTCGCCATCAAGTAGCCCTGCTGATACCAGACATCATACGGAACGGATGCCCTGCGCACACGCTGGGGGATCGTATCCTCCGGTATCCAGAAAAATGGAAGCATGATGTATTTCTCTTCCGGGATTCTGGGCGGGAACATCAGCACAAAAGCCGTGATGTCTCCGGTGCTGGACAAGTCCAGCCCTCCATAACAGTCACGGCCTTTGAGGGCTTCCATATCGATTGGCTGGTTGCCGAGGTCATAGATGTGTTCCGGGATGAACCGGGTCAGCGAGGATACCCACATATTCAGACGGAGCTGCTTGAACACGTTCTCCTCTGCCGGGTTGTCCAGTGCTTCCTGGTACGCATCCCGGACACGCTGGATCTGAATGGTCTGTCCGAGGGAAGGATTGGCTTTATACCAGTTGACTTCATCGTGCCAGTCATCTTCATCTGTCAGTCCATAGACCACGGGGTAAAAGGTGTGGTCGATCTTACGGCCAGCCAGCAGGTCAAGGGCTTTCATGTGGAGCTCGTAGCAGATGCTCTCCTTGTCCGTGCCAGCCGTGGTGATCAGGAAGAACAACGGCTGTTCACGGGCATCACCTGAACCTTTGGTAAGGACATCGTAGAGTTTTCGGTTTGGCTGGGCATGAACCTCATCCAGAACAAGACCTGACACATTCAAGCCGTGCTTCGTACCAACTTCGGCAGACAGAACCTGATAAAATCCTGCGTTCCCGTAGTTCACGATGCGCTTGGTGGCTGCCATGATCTTGCACCGTTTCAAAAGTGCCGGGGTCATCTGCACCATCTGATGGGCAACATCAAAGACGATGGATGCCTGCTGGCGGTCAGCTGCAGCACCATAGACTTCGGCAGATGGCTCATTATCGGCAAAAAGCAGATACAAGGCCACCGCAGCGGCAAGCTCGGATTTTCCGTTTTTCTTGCCGATTTCGACATAAGCCGTGCGAAACTGACGGTTTCCCTTTTCATCCACGATACCAAACACATCCCGGATGATCTGCTCCTGCCAAGGAAGCAGCCAGAACCGCTTGCCCGCCCACTTGCCTTTGGTATGACGCAGGTTTTCGATAAAAGTCACTGCCCGGTCTGCTTTTGCGGCATCGTAATGGCAGGTCGGAAGCATGAACCGGCTGGGTTTGTAGTCCTTTAGTTTCGGATAGTTTTTCGGTCTGCACTCTGCCATCAGCTTCCACCTCCTCCCAGCAGATTTTCCATCTCATCGGTAGCATCCGCAGGACCGCCGTCCGAAGCAATGATGCGGCTTCGGGAGGACGGTGTCAGACCGAACTGCTCTGCAAACTTATTCATGATCTTCAGATAGGTCTGGGCGATGGAAACCTGCGGCACCTGCTGCCAGTAGCCGGACGGGGTCTTGACAATGGTGCCGTGCTGGGTGATGAACTCCTCTGCCTCCTTCCATCGGGCATATGCCTGACAGTAACCGGCAAAGGCCGCCATATCCACTTCGGTCAGGATGCCGATGGCTTCCATCTGTTTTGCAAGTCTGCGCCACTCTTTCTTTGCTTCCGGCTCCAGCCACTTCGGACAGGCCGGTGCTTTCTTGTTGGGCTTCGGTTCGCTGGTGTTCAGCGGATGCTTGCCCGGATTGCCTTCCAGCTCCTTCATGGCGGTCGGCTTTGGTTTTCTGCCTCTGGTAGCCATTGGCATCTCCTCCTTTCTGCAAAAATGGGTAAAGAAAAAGGACCTCCAAAGAAGTCCTTAAAATATCATTTTCCCAAACGGGAAACTTTTTCGTATGAATAGTAAATAGTTTCCCATTTTGACAACTTTATATAAAACACATCGGATACGAGGCACAGCCCCTTTTCGGAGCGTGTACCTTTTGGGTGCTGTATGCGTTGGGGTTGGCTTCCTTCCAAGCCTCGTACTCATCGACCAGCTCCGCTTCCTCGATGACCTGCCAGACGCTACAGAAGCGGCTTCTCTGCTGCTCGATCTCCGCTTCTGTCCAGTCTTCCGGCTTGCGGCTCATGTCGTGGTAGGCATCCATCTCCGCTTTCGTCCGGAAGAAAAGGATCTGCTTCAGCTTCAGCGTTTCCTCGTTATTCCGCAGGCTGTACCGCTTGTCTTCTGCCGCCCTGCAAAGGCTTCCGAGGTCGTTGCAGCTGAGGGTCATGTCCTGCTTGAAGGCGATCTCGATGCCAATCAGCTTCTTCTCGGTGTCGGCTTCCTTAATGTTCTTGAGGTAGGTTTTTGCTTTGTTCGTCATGGTCTGTATCCTCCGTGTGTTTTGTTTTCCGCAGGGCTTTTCCCTTCGTTGTGACTGTATATTACCGTCACCGCCCGGACATAGCAAGCGGCTATGCTGCACGATCATACACACCTCTTTTTGTCGGATTTATGTGTATTTACACGCCGGAGAAATCCGCCACTACGAGCAAAAGCCCCCGAAGGAGCTCTTCCCTTTTTCAGTGTGCGTTCTTGATGCACCACTCAATCGCGTGACCGGCATCCGTGTAGGTCTCATCGGAAATCTTCAGAAGCTCCAGTCGGCACTCAATCGGTGACCAGCCTTCCTCTGGGTCTTCGACAAATCCGTATACCGCTCCCTCCAGCATGCCATTCCAGTTCATCTGGGCAACCAAAACCCGGTCACCGAACTGCATGATGCTGTCGTAGCAAGGTCTGAGTCGGTCGTAGAAACTCTCAATGCTGATGTTGTTTTCTGGAAAGTCGATCAAATGCTTTTTCATGGTAAAATCCTCCGTGTTTTCGTTTTTCCCTTGGGGCTTTCCCCTTTCGGTATGTGCATATTACCGTCAGGTGCAAAGGATAGCAAGCGGCTAAAGTACACGATCTTCTGCCCGGAATACCAGGCAGAATGTACGTCACTCTGCGTCCTGCTCCATGAGTTCCACAACGGTATCGTAGAAGAACTGCGGGTCATATGCCAGAGGTTCCCGTCCGGCTTCCTTGTCCATCCTGATCTGGTCTTCCACCATATCCTCGGCATCCCCCAGTGTGAAGGCATCCTTATCGCGGTCATCCATGTGGTTGTAGATTTCCATGATGGTATCCATCATCCGTTCTTCCATGTGCTTTTCCTTCCTGGCGCATCCACGCCGCCACATCTGCCCCTGTCTGGGGCGCTGTCGGTTCATTCGGATCGTTTTGCCAGCCGTGGCACAAGCCCCTGTGTGGGGCTGTGTCGGGGGATGTCGGTTTATCTGTTCATCCGTCCCAGCAGGTAGGCTTCCTCCATTGCTTTCTGGATGCCCCAGACCGGAACCTCAATGAAGTCCTCGCTGTCATTATCGCGGGCTTCCAGATCACCCCGGCTGTCTACCGCTGCCATCAGGCGCTTGGCGATCTCCAGCAGGGCTTTTTCTTCTCCCTTGGTAATGTTCTTCTTCATGGTGCTTTCCTCCGTTTTTCTTGGTTTTCCGTTTCGGTATGTGCATATTACCGTCTATGTCACACACTATCAAGTGGCTATACTATACAAAGATAGCCACCCGGAACTGTGCGTATTACAGCAGAAGAAAAGGGCCGCCGTTTCCGGCAATCCCCATGTGTTTCTCTGGCTTAGTAGTTTTCTTCGTCCTCGTAATCTTCCTCTTCGTCCCAGTCATCTTCTTCCTCGTCCCAGCTGTCATCCTGGTCTTCTTCCTCATCCTTGAAGTCCCACATATCTTCGGTCGGCTGGTTTCTAAGGTCTGGGTTCTGCTCAACATAGTCGGCAACCGCTCCGCAAAGGATGTCCAGAACCTTTTCGTAGGCTTCCTCACTGTAGACTGCCCAGGCATCTGCAGTCAGCTTTGCGATTTTGTCGTTGCCCTTGGCTCCAAGGAACCGCCCTGCAGGGTTGCAGGTTTCCTTGCCGTAGCCGATGCCCAACTGGTCGCCGTCGTTGTAAAAGCGGTATCCGATGCGGCTCATTGCCCTTACCAGCTCCCCTGCGAGGCTGTCTGCCTTGCCCGTATCCGGTACCAGTTCCTTGAAAAGTTTATTGATGCGGTCTTCGTTCTTCGTCATTGTCGTATCCTCCGTTTTTGTTGTTTTCCCCTTTCGGTGACTGTATATTACCGTCACTCTGAGGCACTATCAAGCGGCTAAACTACACGATCATCAAGCCCTGTAATTGTCATATTTATGTGCTTTTCATGCCAGCTTTCGGAAGACAGACACGAGCAAAAGGCTGGTCATTTCCAGCCCCTTGCGCCTGTCGGTCTTGCCTTTAGCGGATGATTTCGAGGTAGCTTACGTTGCCCCAGCAGTCCGTTCCCTTGAAGCGGATGTGCTTTTCGTTCTCCCTGTCGAGGGTGAATTTCCGCAGGAGCTTCATCTTCTGGATGCGGTTCAGAAGGTCCTTGCCGTTCTTCGCATCCTCAACGGCATCCCTGATCTCGACCACTGCGCTGTCGCTTCCGTACCAGAGGTTGCTGAGTGCCTCCGGAATTCCGTTTGCAAGGTAAAGGTTGATTTTTGTGTAGGTCATTGTATTTTCCTCCTCTCAGAATGTCATCGTTTCCAGAATCTCATCCGTGCCTGTCTTCCAGTCGTGGCGGCTAAGTTCGATTTTGCTGTACATCTCTGCGCTGTCCGGCTCATCGAAAAGCCGGAAGCATTCTCTTGCCAGCTCCTCGCTGGTGTGCTGCTGGATTTCATCCGGCTGTCCATCCAGCCGTGTAAAGGTGATTTCGTAAGTGTAGCGTTCCATGTTCTTTGCCCCTTTCGTTTTGGTAGCTGTATATTACCGTCACTGCCCTGTGATAGCAAGGCCATAAAACGTCATATTATCAACGATCTTTGCCCCTCATGTTTGGTACATATATAACCCCTGATTGACTTGCTATATATGTGTTTCTGCGGCATTATACACACAACGAAAGCAAAGAAAACCAAACCAAAAACGGAGGACAAAAACCATGAAAAAGACCATTACAGAAGTTGAAACCGCAATCGAAAACCGCATCACAGAGCTTGAAGAAGAATACGAGCTGGACATTTACGACCGCAACGACATCCGGGAAGAAGAATACCAGAAAGCCGGATGGCGGCACGATCCTTTCCCAGAGGAGCTTGAGGAAGAAGACGAAGAAGAGGAAGAGGATTGGCACTACCACAGCATGGAGGAACGACTGAACGAGGTCGGCATGAGCATGAGGGATTTCTTCTAAGGAATCCCCCAGAGGCTCCCCAGCAGAGGCTGGGGCTCTGCCTCGTATCCCCGGTTTTGGTTTGGTATGATACACAAAACCGCTGCCAGATGTTTGTGTACATTATGGCGGCGGTTCTCCTTGCTATTGTTGCTTTCCAGAGCTAATATACAGTAAACTGGAAGGAGGTTCTCATTCTTTTGAGGCCCCCATTTTCCGTCTAATCGGCCTCGCCCTGCATTGCCTGATGCATCACCCTGCGGTTATGCGCTCTGGCTTTCTTTTTCAGGTCCCTTTTCCATCTGCGGATGGTCACCGCCTTACAGTGGTTTCTTGACCATTCGTATTCATCCAGAATGTATCTGCCGCCGTGTTCCCTCTCGCCATAAGCCGGCATCTTTCTGTGTCCCATAGGCTCCTCCTGTTAAACTAAGCCCTCCCGGTCTTTTCTGGCCGAGAGGGTATTTTTTCTGATTGTGGTATCTTATTCCGGCTTCGTTCCGTCATCCATCTGGATGACTGCCATCTGCCCGAACATGCTGACGAATGCCTCCGGCACCCAGAAGCGTTCCCTGAATTTCCGGATGAGGTCCTGGGGCAGCTCTGCGAAATCTTCCTCGCCCAATCCGCAGATGAAGAAGTTTCCCTTGATGGGCTGCTCCAGCTCCGGAATGTATCTGCTGAATGACTTCTCGGTGAACAGCCCGTTGTCATCGGTGACCAGGACGGCGCGTTCTTCCCACGGGTAGGTGGCTGTGATACAGTCGCAGTCGAGGATGCGGTAGAACTCTTTCAGGGAGTTTTCAATGTCCACCACCTGCGGATGCTCCATCGGTTTGATCAGAAGAACTTTCATTCGACCCATCCCCCTTTCACGATTGCCCAGTCTGCAAGATGCATCTTCTGCTGTCCGCCCCATGCAATGTCCTCTAATGCTTCCTCCGTTCCGCAGCGGTTGCAGATCTGGATGTCCGCTCTTCGGCTGAGTGCCTGCTGTTGATGGTCGTAGCAGTCAGGCTTTGCTCCGCACCTGGGGCAACGTGGGCCGGTCTGTCGCGTTTTACCAAGGTGGTCGAGCGACACCTTGACCTCGGCATCCGTTGCCACACGGTGGCAACTGTCCGCGCCGTAGGCAACGTTAAGATGGCTTCCGGTGTCCCAGTTCACCAAGATGTTTCCGGCATCATCGACCCCGTTGCAGGTTCCCTGCGTTCCGATGGGCGGTGCCTGCCTATCATCCATCTCATCGAGGACGATCCGGCATCCGACCGGGAACTCTTTTCTCAACTTCTTGACCATTTTCTGATCTGCGAAATTCATGCCTGCACCTCCTCGATCATCCGCTGGGCGGCATCCTTATCCATGCATTCCTTCAGCGCACCTTCGAGGATGTGCATCGGGAAGCGGAATGCCTTATAGCCGTCATTCAGAACTTTGTAGTAATACCGGCTCGGTGCGCGGTGTCCGAAGTCGTTCTCCATGATGTAGACCATTGCGGTCACCATCTCCGGTTCTGCCTCTTCCCGGAGCAGTTCGATGTTCAGGTCTTCCTTGCGGTAGTAGTTCGGGTAGCCCTCATAGAGGTCGAGGTTTCCTTCGTCCCTTTCCGAGATTTCCCACACCAGAACCGGCGTGTTCTTCTTCGGGTTCGGTGCGATAGTGGCGCAGCCGCGGAACAAAAGCTCCCAGCCGGCCAGCACCGCCTGCCCTGCAATTTTTGCATCCGGACACCGGTATGCCATCTGCTCCACCGACAGGTTGCTGCCGTAGGCGATGTAATATTTCTTGTTCTTCATTTGAATCTCTCCCTTCGGTTTTCTCCGCTCTTGTCTGGCGGTATGGTATATATCACTCTTCTGCCCTGATTTATCAAGGCCGATGAGCATCATATACTGCACAATGTTTTTTGCTTTTGATCGTGTACTCTTACATCATCTGCTGCTTCTTCAGATACCGGATGGCTTCCGCCCTTCCGATACTAGCTGCCAGTCCACGCTTCAGTGTGTCCAGCGGAAATTCCCAGTCGCTGTATCCGCCGCGCAGCAGTTCAAAATACTCGGCATCCGGGCAGCCAAGCCGCCGGTCCTCGTGCATCACATAAGCGATGCAGGGCTTTGCCTTTTTCATGCGGTTCCCGTTCAGGTTCCAGACCGGAAGCTGAAACTGTTTCTTGTAGTAGTATCTTGGGCAGCCCTCGTACCGGTCCAGCAGGAGCTCATCATATTCCGAGAGCTTCCAGACCACTGCCGGTACGCTTTCATTGGCGTCCTGCTCAATGGTGGCATAGCAGCCGGTCTTGCTCTTTTTGAACAGAAGCCGGTAGCCCTTGATCTCGGTCGTGCCGACCACCACAGCATAGGGGCATCTCTTTCCCATCCGCTCCATGTCGAGATTACTTCCGTAGGCAAGGTAATATCTGGATGGGCTTCGGCTGATCAATTCAAACATCCGCCTCACCGTCCTCCCTGCCAGTGAATTCCACGCCCTGGAAATCCTCCGTCCCAAGCTCAATCTGGCTGTCCTGCCACCAGTCCTCTGCCACTCGCTGGGCTTCCTCCACGGTCGGCTCTTTCATTTCGGATTCATAAATGGTCACCGTTCTCTGGTAGGTCTCGGTGATGGTCACCTTAAAAGTCCTGCCGCCCGGTGTGCTTTCATTTTTTAACGTGCTTTTCATAAACCTGCACCTCCTTCTACCACCTCAAGGGCGGTTGCCCGCCCAAAAGGTGCCCGTACAGCTGGCGCTTATTTGTTGCGCCATGCTGCGTTGCCCTCCATATTCCGCAGAAGGATTTCCCTTGCCGTTGCGAATTCATCCCCGATGAATCCCAGCCGGAGCATCCAGCACCGCATTGCGTATTTGTCGTTGTCGGTCTGCTGGGGCTTCGGGCTTGCCGTTCTGACCATCTTGGCAAGCTGGCTCATTGCGAGGCAAAGCTGGATGTAGGCTTTCATCTCACCGGCGTGCAGCCCGTTGCGCTTTCCGTCCGCTGGGTCTGCGAATTGGAAAAGGCGGAATTCAATGGTCCCTTTTGTAAAGGTGGCATGGAGGTTCAGCATGTGGTACCGGCTTGAATTGTAATGCTGGCTTCTGCCGTAGTCTGCACCGTTACCTTCGTACCAGATGTCTTCCAGCCTGTGCATAGTGGTCGGCTTCTCGCGGTTCAGCCGGTCGAGGAAGCGGTGGTTGACCACCTGGCAATAATGTCCGGTGCGCCCTGCGTCAATCCGGATGGCTCTGCCTATCTGCTGTTCGTGCGCCGCCATGATGTTCACAAGGTTGCGGATGGTCTTTGCGGTGTGGTCGCCTTTGCCGATGTGGATGTGGACCCCGCATCCGCGGCTTGGGCTACTCTTTGCGCCTGCCTTGCGGAGCAGTCGGATGATTTCCTGCAAGGTTTCGATGTCGTCGTAGGTGAGGATCGGGGTGACCAGTTCGCATTTTTCTGCGTCCGGTCCGTAGATGCTCACGTCCCTCTGGAATTTCCAAACCCTGCCCTGCTGGTCCTTGCAAGCCCAGCTGTAATATCCGTACTCGCTGGCCGCATTCCATGCTCTGGTTCCGAAGTACTCGGCGACCTTTCTTGCCGCCTTTTCTCTGGTGATGTTGTTCATCTCTATCTCAACTCCGATGGTCTGGTTCTTCATGGCTTCAATCTGCTCTCTTGTTTTATCGTTCATGGTATGTTCTCCTTTGTTTTTTCCTTGTTTTCCCTTTCGGTATGTGCATATTACCGTCAGGTGCGGATAATAGCAAGGATATAAAAGAACATATATTCGACAAATATTGAGATGAATGATCGTGTACATTTCTGCGGTTTATCCGCTTGATAATGTACATTTTCAGAGTTAATATCGGTACAATGAAAGAGGGTCTCGCATATTTTTCGGCCCCCATTGGGGGCTTGGGAGCTTACGCTCCCGCCTCCAGCATCTGCGCCGTATCCGCCCCACAGTCGGGCTGTGTCGGCTGGGCTGCATCCTGTGCGGCCGTTTCCCCAGTGGCAGGATCGCCGTTCTGTACCGCCTGTTTCGCGGCTTTCAGAGCATCACGCTTTGCCTTTTCCCTTGCAAGGAACTTCTGTGCTTCCTCATCCGTGCGGAAAGCCGCATGGCCGGAAAGATTCTCCATGAGGATCTTGCGTGTCTCTTTGAAATCCGGACCGTTCATCCCAAGCCGCAGAAGCCATGTGCGGAGTGCGTATTTCTCATTCTCATCGTTGACATCCTTTGCCTGAATACGCTTCTGGCTGATCGCCTGCTGGTTCATCAGGATGGCAAGGTGGCCGAAAGCCGTCAGGTGAGCATAGTCGGAAGCCGTCGGGAATCCTGTGAAGGAAACCTTTTCTTCTGTGATCACCAGACCTTCCATCGCAGTTCCGCACTGTGCTTCGTAACTTTTAAGCGCCTCGATGAAGTTTGCCACCGTGTAGGTGCAACTGTCATCCCGCAGTGTTTCGACCAGGTCAGTTTCCACATGAAAGTGCCCGCCCGTTGCCTTGCTGATGAGTCGGCCCCGGCTGTAGATGAGGTTGACCAGATTGCGAAGGCTCACGCCGTTATGCTGGCTGGTGGGGAAAGCAAGTTCCAGATCCAGCGGCACTTCTTCCGGCTGGTCTTCTGCTTCCGGCTGCTCTTCGCTTTCCGATTCCTCTGCATCCGGCTCATCCTCTGTTGCACCATCCGGCTCCTCTTCGGCCACAGACTCATCTGTCAAATTCTCGGTCGGCTCTGTGTCCTCCGGCTGGTCATCCGTGCTCTCAATGCTCTCGCCGCCGCGGATCAACCCCTCATTCAGCAGGGTCGTCAGCAGCTCGGCATCTGCATTTTCCGGCTCTACCAGAAGATTACCGTCCCGGTCGATGGTGTAGTTACCGATGTCATAAGCATACAGCGGTGCTCTGGTGTAGTAAGGATGGATGCCCGTCAGCTCCTCCATGCGATTTGCAAGTGTCTTACGGTCGGCTATGTTCAATTCAAATTTCAACATAATTCATTGCCCCTTTCGTTTTCTTCTGTTTTTGTGCATCCCGATGTTCTTTTCGGTAGCACATATATCACTCTGAACCGGTCAAATAGCAAGGCCATTTCCCGATATTCTTCATGTTCGACTAATTACACAAGGGACTGCGAAATCTGTTGTGTAAATAGGACCAATATGTAAGCCCACCATATTACCGGGTCACTTTCTACCTAGTAATATAGCGGGCCAGTTTATTCTTCCAGACCTGCACACCATGCGATGCCGGCCAGAACAAAAAATGCGTTGGCTAAGCATATGCCGTTGCCCCAGATACGGTACTCTGCCGAATCCGTATACGGGTCAGCCAGCCATTTCCGGATCTGTTTCTCCGTTTTCGGCTTCTTGGCGTGGGTCACGATCTTGCGGTGCGTTTCAAACACATCTGCCCAGAACGCCAGCTCTTCTTCGGTCGGATCTTCTGTTCCAAGGTTCCGGCACCACCAGTCCGGGAAGCCCTGCAGTCTGGCACACTCGGTCGGTGTCAAGCGGCGGACGGTATAGGTCACAGGTGCAGGCTGTGCTTCCGGGTTATCGATGACCAGACGGTCATTGAAAGCATCCTGCCCGTTGAAGCCGCTTGGATGCGCCCCAGTTGCCACCGTTCCCATGACACCCTCGTTCAGATGCGGTGCCGGTGCGATGGTGGTCGGGTCTTTGTAGTCCCGTGCCATCAGAGTCGGTGCGACTTCTTTTGCCACCTGCATATAGGAGCCGGTGGTCATGGCATACACATCCTCCGGTGCGCAGACTGCATGGCGGTCAGTGGCATCCAGTGTAAAGCAGACATCCTCATTGACGCCATCCCCCTGCGGACCGTTCTCATCCTTGCGGCCGATCATGTTGCCCTGCAGGACGAAGGTCTGCTGCTTCATCCCCGGCTCTGCTGCAAGTGCCGCTGACTTCTCTCCCAGATCCCGGACTTCATCCCTCTGGTTCTGGGTAAAGGCGATCGGCTCTACCACGCAGATACCGCCCTGATTGCAGGTCGGATCTCCACCACTGCGGTCTAGTGTCCGGGAGGTCTCCGCTTCATAGAAGCCGCTATGCGGATTATCGGACATCATGGAGTGGCTGGCTTTAGAGCAGACACCGTAGCATTTTGGAACGAACAGTGTCTGGTCGTTGTTGCAGCCGAGGGTAGCTGACTTTTCTTCCTGCCAGATAGCGCCCTTGCCACCGCCGTCACACCCGGAACGGATCTTCAATGTGACCGCCGGAGAGTTTTCAACTTCTTTCACCGGGCTTTCCACTGAATTTTCAACAGCGTCCATGACCATCGGGACATTACCGCCACCCGTACCGCACCGACTTGTCAGTGTCTGCACCTTACCATCCTCGGAAATCTTCACCCGGCTGTCAGCAGGATGATTTTCCAGTGCGATGGCAGCAGGCACAACACCAGCCCGGAGGGTCGGTGACCGTTCCTCTTCATATCCAATGCTTCTGGCATTTGCGGAATGCTCGGTACAGAAACCAGCGGCTTCCATAACACACGGCGGATGATGTGCCTCCGCACGGAGGGTGGCTGTCACCTCTTCCGTCACATCCATCCTCTCTCCGCCCTGATCGTTCAGACAGAGCCGTCCTCCTGCTCCACTGCAGCCTGTCTCTCCAGCGCCGCTTTCAGCAACGGCGGCAGCTCTTTGCCACGCACGGAAGCCCTCCGCAGAATACCGAGACATGCCTTCGGACTCAAATAATACCTTTGGGGCACTCTGGTCTGCAAAATCTGCGACAAGGTAGATACGTTTTCTTCTTTGGGGAACGCCCCACCATTGTGCATCAAAAACTCGATACGCGACGCTCCATCCGTCTCCCACGTAGTAGTCAGCGTCGGGCCATCCTTTCTTCTCAGGCGTAGGCACCGAGGCGGACGGTTCTTTAACACCGATGACAGCTTCGAGGACTGCTTTGAAGTCCTGTCCTTTGTTTGAGGAGAAGGCCCCTGGCACATTCTCCCACACGATAAATCTTGGTTTTTCTCCATTGGTCTTACACCTCATTTCCTTCACGATTCGGATTGCTTCGTAAAACAGGCTGGACCGTGAACCATCCAGACCGTCCCGCTTACCCGCGATGGACATATCCTGACAGGGACTGCCAAAGGTGATGATGTCTACAGGAGGCAGGTCTGCACCGCTGATAGCAGACACATCTCCGTAATGCTTCACCTGCGGCAGACGCTTGGTCGTGACCCGGATGGCAAACGGCTCGATCTCACTGCTCCACACCGGAGTGATCTGCCCGGTCAAAAGTCCGCCCAATGGAAAACCCCCGGAGCCATCAAAGAGGCTGCCGAGGGTCAGCTGTTTATTCTCCATCAGTGGCCTCCCTTTCCGGCTCGAAGGTCGCCACTTCCTCGAACTTCAGCTTCTGACTGTCACGGATGACATACACATCATCGTAGTGACCCTCGCTGTGTTCGATATAACGCTTCACGATCACATCCACGAACTTCGGGTCCAGCTCGATGCCTCGGCACACACGGTCGGTTTCTTCGCAGGCGATCAGGGTAGAACCGCTGCCAAGGAACGGATCGAGCACGATGCCGTTGGTCATGGTGGAATTTCGGATCGGATAGCTCATCAGGCCGATGGGCTTCATGGTCGGATGGTCCTTGTTGGACTTCGGCCGGTCATACTCCCAGATGGTCGTCTGCTTGCGGTCGGAATACCACTGGTGCTTCCCCTTCTGCTTCCAGCCGTAGAGACACGGCTCGTGCTGCCACTGGTAAGGACTGCGGCCCAGCACCAGCGCATTCTTCTTCCAGATACAGCACCCGGACAGGTAGAACCCGGCATCCTTGAATGCCTTTCTAAAGTTCAGCCCTTCCGTATCTGCATGGAAGATGTAGATGGAGCCGTCGTCTGCCAGATGACCGTGCATCTGCTGGAACGCTGCCAGCAGGAACTGGTAAAATTCCGAATCTCCCATGTTGTCGTTCAGGATCTTGCCAGCCGTTTCTTCCACATCCACGTTATAAGGGGGATCGGAAAGTACCAGATTTGCCTTGGTGCCGTCCATCAGGGTATCGTAGCATTCTGGCTTGGTGGAATCGCCGCACAGAACGATGTGCTTACCCAGATGCCAGAGGTCGCCCTCTTTGGAGAAGCACGGCTGCTTCAGCTCCGATTCCACATCGAAGTCATCTTCCTTGACCTCTTTGCTGTGGACCTTGTTGAACAGCGTCTCGATCTCAGGCGGGTCAAAGCCTGTCTTACCGAGGTCGAAGTTGGAATCTTCGATGTCTTTGAGCAGGTCAGCCAGCAGAGAATCATCCCATGCACCCGTGATCTTGTTGAGTGCGATGTTCAGGGCTTTCTCCCTGGTCTTGTCGATGTCCACCACCGCACAAGGCACTTCGGTGTATCCCAGCTCCATCGCTACGGTCAGTCTCTGGTGACCACCGATGATCGTCATGTCGGCATTGACCACCAAAGGATCTGCGAAACCGAACTCCGTGATGGAGTTCTTGATCTTCTCGTACTCTTTATCCCCCGGCTTCAGCTTTTTCCGGGGATTGTATGCAGCCGGCTTGAGTACGGACACCGGCAGCATCTTTAGTTCAGCAGTCGCTTTCATGTAAGCCCTCCCGTTTTAGATTCACATGCGTATGGCCCCGGAAAACGGCACGAAAAAGGAGCCGAACAAAAAGCCCGACTCCATCTCATCTCCATCTTCCTGCGGCTGTTCAGCCATCTCGCACCATTCCGGGTTTTCCCCGTTCACGGATGCCAGAACCTTATCTTCCGCATCGTCAATCGCATGTACACAGATACCCCCGGTGTTGAACAATGGATACACACCGATAATCTTCTCACTCATTCCTGTCCGCCTCCTTCTTCCTGCCCCGGTTGGCACAAGCCCGGCTGCAATATTTTCGTTCCAACCCGTACTGATGCCGGTAGGAAAACTCCCTGCCGCACACCGGGCAGATCTTCGACCGCACGGTCTTCCAGTTCTCCGGTTTCGGATGGGTGTTGTTCCACCGTGACCGGCATTCCGGTGAGCAGAATTTCCGTGGTCTGCCTTTATGATTCGGCACAATGGCTGTACCGCACTGAGGGCAGAACGAAAAAGCCATGTCCTTGATCATCTCAGCCGTATAATCTTCCATCTACCCTCACCTCACTCTCATTTTTCGCCGTTTCTTCGGCAGTTTCTTAGAAAAATCTCATAATTCATACGAAAAGCGGCGAAGTGGAAATCGGCCCCGTCCCGCCCGGTTGAATTGTTGTTGCGGCGTCCGATTCTCGCTCGCCCTCGCTCCTCCCGGAACAAGCTAAAATGTGCGAAAGCTCCCTGTTTTCGAGAAGTTTCACACACTTTGGTTCATTTCGGGGAAAAAGAATGGCACCAAAACCGAAGCACCGATGCCTGTACATTTTCCTGTTTCATTTTGCGCCGTTAATCCTCTGACCCCCGGCCTATCAATTTTGCGGTTTTTCACAGAAAAGGGCGCACCGGTCTCCGTGTGACTTCACCACAGAGAAGTGACCCCGGCCCCCGGTGGGGGTGTCAGTAGGTGTAGGTCGGGTTGATGTCCTCGGTCAGCGTCTTCTTATCATGGCAGCTCTTGCAGAGAGCCTGCCAGTTGTTCTGGTCCCAGAAAAGTTTCTGGTCACCACGGTGTGGAATGATGTGATCCACGACCGTTGCCCGGACGTACTTACCCTGCTTGGCACACTGCACACAGAGTGGATGAGCTTCCAGATACGACTTTCTGACTTTCTGCCACCGCCTGTTGTATCCACGCTTCGCTGCCGGGCGGGTCACCTCTGGATGGAGAGGCAGGTGCTTCTCACAGTAGAGCCGGCCGGCTTCCACCAGCTCCGGGCAGCCGGGATGACGGCACGGTGTCTTTGGTCTGTACGGCATGGGTCAGTCCTCCCACGGAAGACCAGCCTTACCGAAGTGACCGTAAGCACTGACCTTGTTGTAATCTACATCCAGCAGTCCCAGACGCTGGATGATTCCCTGCGGGGTCAGATCGTAGCTGTCATGGACATAGGCTTCGATGAAATCGAGGGACTGATGCTCCGTGCCAAAGCACTCCACCGACACCCCCACCGGCTGAACCACGCCGATGGCGTAGGCCAGCTGAACTTCGCACTTGTCAGCGTAGCCCGCCTGCACGATGTCCTTTGCAATCTTCCTCGCCATGTATGCTGCAGAGCGGTCTACCTTGGTGGGGTCTTTACCGCTCAGAGCGCCGCCACCCATACGACCGATACCGCCGTAGGTATCGCACGCCAGCTTTCGGCCAGTCACACCACAGTCGGCGTAGCTGCCGCCCAGCACGAAACGGCCGGTCGGATTGACCAGCTTCGTGAAGTCACCATCCAGACCGTACTCGCAGGCGGCCAGCACCATCATGGATTCGATGATGTGCCGGAAGTCGCTGACCTCCACATCCGGGCTGTGCTGCACGGAGCAGAGGAAGGTAGTGATGCGTCCGGTGTCGTAGTCGTAGCTGACCTGTGCCTTGGCATCTGCACGGAACATCTTAGACGGATGTGCCTTGAGAAGCTGCAGGAACTTGGTGGCGACCATGTACGGGATCGGCATCTGCTCTGCCGTCTCGTTGGTGGCGTAGCCGTACATGATACCCTGGTCACCGGCACCGCCCTTATCCACACCCATTGCAATATCCGGGGACTGCTTGTCCACCAGAATGCCGATGCGAAGAAGCTCGGTCAGGTTCCAGCCCAGCTTTTCAGCACCGATGCGGTTGAACACATCGTGGACAATCTGCTGATAGTTTGGCCGGTAATCGGTGGTGACCTCGCCGGCAATAAAGAGCTGACTCTTTTTCAGCAGACACTCAATCGCCACACGGGCGTTCCTGTCATGCTGAAGAATGTCGGTCACAATGGCATCTGCGATCTGGTCACAGATCTTATCGGGATGGCCATTGCTGACCTGTTCACAGGTGATAATCTTACTCATGTTCTGTCCTCTCTTTCCTGTATCACAAAGCAGGCCGTTTTTGCCCTTGCCCACAAATAGGCTCCCACAAAGACTGCCTGCCCTGTCTCTGTTCATGGTTTCCGTTCATTCTCTTATTTTCCTTTCTTCTCAACTCATGTAGCATGTAGCAACCATGTAGCTGAATTTTATATAAGAAAGCTATAAAAGAAAGTAATAATAAAAAAGGTTATGAAATCTCGGCTACAAACCAGCTACATGCTACAAAGCACCCAAAATCAGAAAAAAAGTCACAAAAGACTGTCCTTTGGCTTATATGCGTCCTGTACCGTCAGGTCTTCCGCACCATCTTCTACTTCCTTAAACTTGCAGTCCATGATCAGCGTAGTCTGTCCGCCACCGCCTTTGGGTCGCTTTCGGACCACTTTAAAATGCACGCCGATAGCATTTTTAAAGTTCTTCTGATTCTCTGAGGAATACCCGTTCTCCTCACACCACTTTGTATACAGCTGGTATGCTGCAGCCGTCCGAAGTTCCGACCCATCCTCTTTTTCAAGCCACGCCTCAATGAACTGCCCGATCCGATCAGAATCATCCTTGTAATCTTCCGTGGCTTTCGTGACAGCCTGCGGAAGTTCCAAACCCCGCTGGCAGAACTTTTTGTACCCTTCCAGACACCAGTTGAAAATACCTGACAGGTTCTCCGGCTTCGCAAACTGTCCTTTCAGCCCCTGGTCCTGTTCTCCCTCTTCAAAGTGACGGTTAAATGGGATGATCTTCAGTCGGCCGGATTGGAACAAAGTCATATCATTGACATTAGGCAGGTAGTTCGTATTGATAAAAATCTTGAACACTGGCACAAAATCAAAGCTGTTCTCATTTAGGAATCGGGCGTTGATGGTGTCGTTGCCAGTCATTCTTTTTACGAGAGCCGCATTAAATGTGATCTTCTTCTCCGGCTCAGAGATATTTACAAATCTGGAACCGACCAGACGAGCCACTTCTTCCGAAGGTCCGCCTGTGTTCCCACCACGGAATTTAGCTGCCAGCATATCCGGATTCGATGTCTTTCCATAGTCGCCCATAATCTTCAGGAATGTTTCCATTGCAGTGCCTTTGCCGTTTCGGGAAGTGGCACCGTAAAGGATAAACATACACTCCTGCGAGGTATCTCCTGTCAGGGCGTATCCCAAAGAACGCTGAAGGAAGTCTGCCAGATCCGCATCCCCGCACATGACCTCCTTGATAAACGAGTGCCAGCGTGGACAGTCTGCTTCCGGGTCGTAGGTAATACCGGATTCCATTGTGAGATAATCCTCCGGCCGATGCTCCCTGAATTCCAATGTCCGCATATCCAGCGTTCCATTTTTGCAGTTGAAGAAATACTTGTTCCTGTCGAATGCCTGCATGGAGATCGGGTACACGGACATGGCATCTTTCAACATCGTTTCCCGGTTCTTACGCAGCTGCAGCTTTCGGACACGGTCGATGAACCGCTTTCTGGCATCCTCTTCGGTAATCGTCAGGGCAAACACATACAGCTTGTCCGCCAGCAGCTTTGCCAGTTCCGATACCTTGAGGTTGCCTTTGTCCGGCCGCCAGACAGAGCCGTCATAGACATACCAGCCTTTACGCTCACTGTTGTACCGGGCGATCTGCTTGAAATAATCCGCAAACATATTGCCCATGCCGATCTCATTTCTGCCATACCGGGCATTTGTGTGCGGTGCCATTTCCTCCAGCGTGATCGTGATCTTGGTGAGATCCGGCTGGAATTCTACATAGTCATCTTCATCCAGCTTGGAAAACTCCTCATCCACGATATCCTGTGCGTTGACCGGCATATAGACGGCCGAACAGGTATTGACGGTATTGCGGATAGAGATCGCACCGTAGGTCGAACCAGCCTGCTTTCTGTCCCACTTGTCGCGCATCAGGCCAGAGGTACGGAAAATGCGGTCCATCTGCTCCTCATCACAGCCACACCAGAATGCCAGAATAGACAGCAATGCCATATCTGCATCCGACTGGCTGCCGTAAAGGTCTTCCCAGTCACCGGCAAAGAGTTTTTTGAACTTTTCCGAGTTGCTGGCTTCATTGGCGTGCGCGATGACAGCCTCATCGTCCAGGTACGAATGGTGCTGGAAATGAGTCTGCTGCACCTGCTTGTTTCGCTTCATCAGCGTGTCCAACAGTGTCGTCATTGCAGTTTCATCGTTCGGGATCTCACCTGTGCGGTAAACATCTCCCGTTACGGTGACGAAGCGGTTCGTCGCACCGGGCATATACACTTCCAGACCCTTGCTGCGGTTGTTGATGTAGTAGACCGTCTTGTCATAGACGTAGTCTTCCGGCACACAAAAGAAACCTCGCAGTCCTTTGCCGGACGGAGATTTTTCCACGTAAGCCGTAGAAAAAATGGAAAGGACGGTATCCGCCGTATCGTTCAGCGTACCATCCTCCCGGATACAGTGGTCGATATCAAAAGCTCCGATTCCGTTGCCAACAGCAATACCGATACCGTCATAGCCGCCCATCGCATAGGTGACAAGGGTATTCTTGAAATCTGAGAATGTACGCAGGTCATTGATCCTCGCCCGTTCCCCCGTTGCCGGGTTAAATGGCATCTTGGTCTTCTGGCCATTGCGCTTTTCAAACTTCCAGACACAGAAGCTGCAGGTCGTTTTCAGCTTGCCCGGAATGTTCTTGATGTCCATCATGCCTGCGCCTCCCTTCCCATGCAAGCCTGCATCGCAAACTGCTTTTTAACAGCAGCTTCGATCTCCTGCTTTTTCTTGGCCGAGGTCACACGGCAGAGCCGGTTGCACAGAACCATCTTGTCAATGGTCGTGATCTGCTCCACCAGCAGAATGGATTCTTCCAGTCCCTCATCCCGGAGCATTTCGCAGTCTCTCCCGGTGACCGGAATGTGTACCGGCAGCTCCAGCTTCTTCAGCTTAGAACTCATCGGGATTACCGTGATGATTGGAGAATTGCGGTTTGCCATATCGTTGCTGATAACCAGCACCGGGCGGTTCCCGCTCTGCACCGAGGTACCATAATGATTCCCCAGTTCTGCAAACCAGATCTCATACTGCTTCGGTATCTTTGGTACCGGCCATCTGGTAAGCGGCATCTCCTGAATCGGCACTCTATTAGGTGCCGGCTGACAGGATACTACTGCCCTTTTCTTGGTCTTCCCTCGTTGATTGATGTATTTATTAACGTGGATCTTTCGTCCATGTGCTGCTGACCGGGCATTCTTTTTCTTTCTCCCCATTGGGATCTCACCTCCAGTTTGATAGCAAAAAGGCCGCTGAAGATGGAATCCTCATAGCGGCCGTAAATGTAAAAAGGCATAAAAACACCGGATGCTTTCCAGTATCTTTATGCCTTTGTTTTCCTATTTTCCTAGTTTAAAGTATAGCAAAAAACCGATGTACAGTTAAGAAGGAAAAGTTCAAAAACGGTTCGTTTCCGTTCGTAAAGTTCAGTTTTTGCAGAACTTTTTTTCCAGCTGCCGCATCTGCTCCTTGCTGGAGAAAAGCTCTTCTGAAAACTGCTGCAGCCCGATTTTTTTATGATAAAAGACGGCTGTTTTTCCCATATGCTTTCCATTCTCAAATTCGACCGCTTTCAGAGGAATCCGGTCCAGACAGTGCTGTCTCACAACGATCTGTGCCTTACTGTCTCTGATCCGAAACGCCGCTGCATCAGCCAGCTCAAGCCACTCTCTTACCGCTGTATACCTTGCAAGACTTTCTTCTGCCTGCCGGTCATACATTTCCTTTTCACCCGGATATTTAGAATCCGCAGCCATTTCAAGATCCTGCCTCCACTGCATTTGTGTTTCCTCCGCCAGCGTTTTTACCCTGCTGTATTTCTGGCAGACTTCTTTTGCAAACTCCAGCATATCCTCTGCTGTTTCCTGTTTCATATTCCGTATCACCTCCTCTGATAGCGGCCAATTGTGTCGGCCATTCCAATAAGGGCATTTTCTTTCTCCCGGACTACCGTTCTCCGGGTCAGCAATTTTCCCTCCGCCCCTGTGATTTCCGACTGCTTCTTCCCATCCACAAACAACTGCTCCGCCACAAGCCGGGTCTGGCCGCGCAGACTGCGAAGCCCGATCTCAAAGAGTTCGATCTGCTCACAGACTTCATAGTAAGGTTCCAGAAACTGCTCCGTGCGCTGTGTCTGCACTTCCCGGTTCATGGATGCCAGCACCTTATCGCAATTAAGGACCGTTCGTTCCACCGGGTTCGACAAGCCGCTTGTCTGCACCCGTTCGGATTCCTCATGTGCGCCCTGTGACAGTTTATAGATGATCTCATCCTTCGTGTAAAACCACGATTTGGATTCTTCATACTGCTGTCGGAGCAACTCCCGTCTGCGGACCAAACAGCGATAGGAATCGGCCAGTTTTTTGACCAGCTCCAGACAATCCATCTGTCCAGGTTCATTGGCAGATGCTACATTCTTTTCCTCAGCCATTGTTCGTCCTCCTTTCTGACCGATCCGATTGGTACTTAGCTTGGTGCTTTCCCGGCGGCTTTCTTCTTTCTCCGCTTGGCTGCTTCCTGATGCACCCGTTCCTTCACCCCTTCGATCAGCCGGTCCGCATCCAGATCCGTAAGCGTCTCATACCACGAAGAGTGAAGGAATCGTTCTAATCTTTCTTTCTCGTGCATTGCATCCCGGTTCTTTGGATTGACATCCAGCCGGTGAAGCGCCCACTTATAATCCTTGACCGCCTGCAGGATGATGGCATTTGCCAGGTTCTCATAGCAGGCCATATTTTCACTGACGGCAACTTTTGCAGCACTTCTTACTCTGCTCATTTTTCAACGCCTCCCATCCTGTCATACCAGGGTGCCGGCACCTTCTCCGGAGCAGTTCCGTACTTGAAAACATAGATCGTGTGCCACGCAGTCTCATATAAAAGATCCAGCAAACGACGGTTTGTTTCCGGCAGTTCATTTGCTTTCTTGATAAACTGCTCGATAAAGTGCTCCCGGTTCGCATTCCCCAGATTCTGGCTCTTTTCCCTAGCAATGACCGCCTCTGCGAACTGAAAACAGATCTTTTTGTACTGCTGGACACAATCGTATTTCCATGTGAGTGCATCCAGCAGGACCTTTCGTTTTCCGTCCGGGGTGAGCTTGGGCATATTCTGGATCTTGGATTTCTGATACAGTTCCATGGCCTGTTCTTCCTTACAGAATTCCTGCTGCATCCAGATCTCGCTTGCCCGGATGTGGCACATCAGAAGTTCCACCTCATGCTCATAGGCTTCCTTCATCAGAAGATCCCGGTTCATCCGCAAGTCTGCTGCCCTGCGGAGCGGATTCGCCCCAAAGAGCTCACAAAGGAGTCCCTTCTCGCCAATCGGCCGGAACATTGCCCAGGGGATGAAGAATCCCTCTTCGTCTCTCTTGGCTTTCATTGCCGTTACCGGCTTGGACTTTTTATAACGATAATCGCTCTCCTCTGCCGGACGGCGGTCCTCTGCATTCAAAAACAGATACTTTTTCATATTCTCTCCTATCTCCCCAGCTGTGCCTTGACCGCTGAGATCAGTTTTTCCTGTGTCATGTCCTTCTGCTCCAAAGCCGCCATGACATCCTCGTCCACCGTGTCCTTGGTGATGATATGGTGGATAGTGACCACATCCGTCTGCCCCTGCCGCCAGAGTCTGGCATTAGTCTGCTGGTACAGTTCCAGACTCCATGTCAGCCCGAACCAGATGAGGATGTGTCCACCCTGCTGGATGTTCAGGCCATGTCCGGCCGATGCAGGATGGATCAGAGCAACTGGAATGTTCCCGGCATTCCAGTCTTTGATGTCGGTACTGCTCTTGATATCCCGTACCAGAATCTTTTGCTTTGCCAGATGCTCCATGATGCGCTGGCGGTCATGCTTGAACCAGTACGCCACCAGAACAGGCTGCCCGTTGGCGGCTTCGATCAGGTCTTCCAGTGCCTCCAGTTTGTGGTCATGGATGATGCGGGCTTTTCCGTTCTCATCGTAGACAGCGCCATTGCTCATCTGCAACAGTTTCCCTGTCAGTGATGCAGCATTGGCAGCATCTATGTCACCGTCTTTCAGCGGGATCAACAGGTCCTTCCGAAGCATATCGTAGAGTTCACGCTCCGGTGCACTCATCTCCACCTCATACCGGCTTGGAATACAGTCCGGCATATGAAGGTAATCCAGTGCTTTCATAGAAATCGTGATATCCGAGATCCGCTGGTAGATCAGCTCCTCTGCTCCTTCTCTGGGCTTGTATTGGAACACAACACCCGTGGAAGGATTCATGGAAGAAGCCTTGAAATAAGCCTCCCTGTACCGGCCGATGAATTTGCCAAGCCGCTCCCCGCCATCCAGAATCCCGATCTCCGCCCAAAGATCCATGAGACCATTGGAAGAAGGTGTACCGGTCAGTCCGACCCATCGTTTCACATACGGGCGGACTTTCCGCAGGAATTTAAAACGCTGGGACTGGTAGTTCTTGAACGATGACAGCTCATCGATCACGACCATGCCAAAATCCCAGCGCATTCCGTTTTTTTCATAATACTCCACCAGCCATTTGATATTTTCACGGTTGATGACATAGATCATCGCCGGATGGTGGAGTGCTGCAATGCGTGTCTTTGTATCACCTACGATGACGGAAATATCCAGACCTTGCAGATGATCCCACTTTTCGATCTCTGCCGGCCATGTATCACGGGCCACACGCAGCGGCGCGATGATGAGAACCTTACTGACCTCAAAGGTCTCCAGCATAAGGTCTTTGATGGCCGTCAATGTGATAACGGTCTTTCCTTAACCCAAGCCCATATCCAGAAAAAGGGCTGCGACCGGATGTGTTTTGATATACTCCGTACAGTAGCTCTGATAATCATGAGGAATGAACTTCATTTGGGCATCACCTCCTCCCCGGCATCCTGTGCCCGTGTTTCCGGCTTCTCGCTTTGTGTATTTCCCTGCGGCAATGTAACCGCCGGCAGCTCCGGGATCTTTGCTCCGATCCCCTGTGGGATAGGCTCGCCCGGTTTCCAGCAAATCAACGCATGGATAGCAGGCTGGATCTGTTCCGGGCGGTCTACGCAGAATACCGGAAAGCCCAGTGACTCCAGCTGCAGTCTGCGTTTTCTCTGAAGGATACGCATCTGCTTGCCGGGAGCTTTCAGTTCCACAAAAGCACACTTGCCGCCGAGCAGCAAAACCAGTCGATCCGGCACACCGTTCATGCTCTGACTGGTGAATTTAAGGGCCTGCCCACCGGCGGCCCTGACTGCTTCCACAAACTGCTTTTCAACTTCATTCTCCCTCATCCGGCTTTGCCTCCTCCGCCCGCCAGACACCGATGCGTGGGCGTTTCTTTTCCTGGCATTCCCTTTTCGGGTGTTTCCTTTTCTGGTGCTTCTTCCTGCGCTCTTCCCGAACCACATTGCCGATGGCTTCATTGGCAGTCGGGTCCGGGTGGCTATGGCTGACTTTCCTGTTCAGAGATCCTTCCTCTTTGTGTTCGGTGATCCAGTGAATGACATCTTCCATACCGTCACCTCACTGATTGATCTGCTTCCACTGCTGCGGCTCCATCGTGGCGACCTGCCAGCCGATGCCCTCCAGTGTGGTAGCACGGTCATAGGAAACAACATCCTGCGATGCACGGGTCACCGCATTGGACAGACCGTACAGAGAAAGGTCGCCACCTTCAATGAGGTATTTGAGGATACCTTCCTGTTCCTCGGCATTGATGCCATAGCTCTGGGCAGTCAGCTGCACCACATCCTGTACCCTGCCGGTGATCGGCACTGCCATAGATTCCTGCAGGCGGCCGACCACCTGGGAAAAGCGAGCCTCATCAATGGCAGCCATCGTAGTATCGCGGAGTTTCAGCAGGAATGCCTTGTCCTCTGCTTCCATCGTCTCATCCGAATACAGGGCAAAGCTGTCCTCCACTGCTTTTGCCTGCCGGCCCACATGATGACGGCGTTCGCCCATGTCATTGACCACCATGCCGTTGGTGCAGACCAGACGGTATACCAGCGGCTGAATCGACACAGCTCCCAGACCGACCTCGGAGTTGGAGATCATCACACCAGCCTGGACGATATCTCCCTTACGGACTTCCATCTCCAGACGGTGGTTGACCACTTTGAGGTACAGACGGTTCTCCGTCACCTCGCAGGACATGACCTCGTACTGATCGTTTCCTGCAAACAGCGGCAGGACAGCTGTTGCAATCTCCATGTTGTCGATGCGGCGGTAACGCTCTGACAGCAGCGCACGGGCCACCTGTCCGGCACCGTAATCCATAGAGCGGACCATGTAAGAGCTGGGCTTGTCTGCAAACCAGCTGTTCACGTTCTCGGCCAGAAGTTCCGGCTTCTGTGCCTGCATGAGATCATAGTATTTGGCCGGGATACCAAGTGCTGATGCCACCTGACGATGGAACAGCGAGGTCGTACCAAACACCTCCTGCTGGCTGGTGGTAAGGTGGTTGATCTCAAAAGTCTGTCCATCCTCCCGGAGGCGCATCCCCTGCGCCGGACTGATGAAGTCCTGCTTTGCCTGATTCTGACGGTTCAGTTCGACCAGGACTTCCTGCAAATTTCTTCCTGTTTTCATAGCAATTTTCCTCTCTATCTCTGCGGCGCATATTTATACGCCTGTTTATGCGTCCGTGTCCTTCCGACAAAAACGCCGTGTTTTTATAACTACAAGTGCTTACAATTCCCGGTTGATCATCTGCTGGATGATCCGAACGGCACCCTGCATACGTCTACGGTTCAGCCGGGTATCCTGCAGGAGTGTGTCCAGAGCATCCACCTCGTCCCGGATGTCACAGAGGACTGACCGCTGATGGTCAGCCAGGCGTTCATTCTCCTGTTCCATGCGGTCGTACTCTTTTTCGTAATCATCGATATTCTGCACATTAGTTTCGATATATTCCTCGATCTCCCGGCGGAGTTCCTCTCCGGCATAGTCCTGCACCGCATCCAGCAGATCCCGGATGCCAAAGGGTGTCAGGAGTTTTCCGTCTTTCATTTTTAGAACGTGAGGCATCTCGTTCCCCCTTTAATCCTTAAAGTAATAGCTGCCCTTATATCCGGCAGCATTCAGAGGAAGGTCTTTGCACCACTCCGGGTTAACAGACATCAGCTTGCAGACCTCCTCAACTGTGTACTGATCCTTGGGTGCTTCGATGATGACTTCATCGTGAACATGACCGACGATATTCAGGCCATATCCTTCCATTCGGGCCATTGCTTCTGCCAGAATGTCACGGGCAATCGCCTGTGTCGCATTCTCCACCAGCCGGCCGGAGTAGGTTTCCTGTCTGGCCCATTTGTGGTTCTGCCCTACTCCTTCATAGGTCAGGCTCATGCGACCGAAGCGGTTCGGCTGCAGTCTCGGCTTCAGATACGCCAGCTTTCTTCCAGAAGGAAGCAGCATCCAGAGCGTACCGGAATAAAACTCAAACGCCAGCTTACCGATCTCCTGTCGCTTTCCGGTTTTAAACGCCTGCGTTGCCGCCTTTTCCACATCCCACCAATACTGGACGATCTTCGGATTAGCTTCCCGCCAGGAATCGATGATCTCCGGCAGTTCCTCCTCTTTCAGGCCCATCTGCAAAGCACCCATGCTGATGAGCGCACCGGAAGAACCACCATAACCGCAGGCCAGCTCTGCCACCTTTCCTTTCTGCCGAAGCTCTCCGTTGATGCCGTGCTTCACCACCGGCACATGAAACATCTGGCTGGCAGAGGCACAGTAGATGTCCTTCCCTTCCAGAAAGGCTTCCAGCCGCCAGTCCTCCCCGGCTTCCCATGCAAGCACACGGGCTTCGATGGCGGAGAAGTCGGCCACGATGAACTCACAGCCCTCTCTTGGGATCAGCATGGTTCGAATCAACTGGGAAAGTACATCCGGTGTATTGCCATAGATGGTCTCGATCATATCAAAGCACCCCAGCTTCACCAGTTCCCTCGCCTCATCCAGCGTGGAAATATGGTTCTGCGGCAGATTCTGCAACTGGATATTCCGACCGGAATACCGACCTGTGCGGCTGGCTCCATAGAACTGGAACAGCCCTCTGGCTCTGCCATCTGAACAGACACAGCGTTCTGCTGCCTGGTATTTCTTCACAGAACTTTTCGCCATCTGAAGCCGGAGCTTCAGCATGTCCATTGCCTCGGCATCCACTCCGTTCTTGTCCAGTTCATCGATCATCTGTGCTACATCCTTTTTTCCGAGCGTGTCCATCGGAATGCCACGCTCATCCAGCCATGACTTCAGCTGTGACACAGAGTTGGGATTCTCAAGCCCGGTCAGTTCGTAGGCTTTCTTACTCATAGCGTCCGAGAGCATCAGGTCACAGGCAATGGCCTGCTGCACCAGCTCCGTGTCGATCTTTACGCCCCGGTCATTGATACGCTCATTGACCCGGTAATGCTTCCACTCCTGCTCCGGCATCGGGAATTTCTTCAGCCGCTTATAAATGTCCACCTCGGTGTTGACGTCCTGAATGCAGTAATACTTAAACTTCTCCCAGTCTGCCGGGTAATGCTCCGGAAGATTCCGGGTACGCATTCCATTGCTTTTCGTCGGCTTACAGGGCATGGAAAACAGCTTGATCAGCCGCTCGCCTTCCTTATCTTTCTGCTGGCTGGTCTTCAGCACGGCTCCAACATCCTTTAGAGCCATTGGCAGAGTCAACGATGCCGCCATAACCATCGTGCAGATCCAGTTATCTGGCGACAGGAACTCTCCGGGTTTCAGATACTGTCCCGGCAGATGTCTTTGCAGATGCACGGAAAAACAGACCCGCTCAAAGGAAGCATTGTGAGCGATCAAGCGCACATTGCCGGACTGGAAATCCTCCAGCAGTTCTGCCGGAATAGGTTCTCCCGATGCAAGGTCTGCACATCTGGTCTCTCCAAAGCCGTTCCCTTCATCGGTTGCCCATGCTACCAGCAGGATTTCAAAGCTGGGGTCTGTGGCATAACGGTACAGGCCGCATTTTCCGATATCCACCTCGCTGTAGGTCTCAATATCGATCAGCGTTTCTTTCAAATATCTCACCTCTATTCGATGTAAAAAGCCGGAGGACACTCTGGCATCCCCCGGCACGGTTACTTATCTGTATTTCTCTTAGCGAAGGTAATCCGGCAGTTCCTCACCGGCATCGCCGCCCAGAACATCCTCATCGTCCAGCGCGTCAAAATCAGACTCTGCCGATGCCTTGCCGGACAGACGGTCACCATCCTTGACGAACTGTACGTTCCCCAAGCCGGCAGCCACACCGCGGTTGCCATTGGCGTTAAAAGCGTAGAAGTTCACACTGACGTTGCAGTAGCAGCCGGAGTATACCATCATCGGGTCCGTCACAGGCTGGACATGACGGTCCACGACCTGCGGTGCATCCTTGCTGGAGGCATTCACAAAGAAATGCTCCTGATAATTCTCATCGTCCGGACGGTCGATGTCACCGTCACGCAGAGGCAGCTTCAGGTTCGGCGGGATCTTACCGCCCCACTTACGGGTCTTGCCATCCTCCTTGGCGGCCTCCACTGCCTTGTGGATTGCCAGCAGGGTCTTCTTGTCCTCCTTCGGGATCAGGCAGGAAACGGAATACTTAGCCTCGCCGCCGTTGATACTCTTTGCTTCAAAAATGTTTGCGAAAGAGATACGGCACGGAATCACGACCTTAGTTGCACTGGAAATCTTGTTAGCCATAATAAAAATCCTCCATCAATCTGTTTTTGTGTATTGCTGCTGCCCTCAGTCGAGGACAGCAAATTCATCTTCCGCAGTCTGCAGATCGACTGCCTCTCTGGGGTCCGAATCTGGGACAAGTGCCAGCTTACCGGGCGGCTTGACTACATACTCTCCCAGAATCTCCTGGAACTTTTTCTTCCCCATGAGCTTTTCAAAGGCTGTCAGGGAGATCAGCTCCGTCTTATAAATATCGGTGTATCCGGCCTTCTCTGCAGCGGCCACCACCGATTTCGTATCAAGGAACTGCCGCTTGCTCCTGCCCTCGACCACCTTATACCCATCCCAGCTGACACCATGATTGATGGCCTCCGAACTGACATAGGCAAAGATAGCTTCGATCCAGGACTCGATACGGTTCAGGGTCGGCAGCATCGTTTCAATGTCTGTCTTGGAAAGCAGTGCCGGGGATTTAAAGGTCGGCACGGAGGTGTCCGGATCAAAGGATGCTGTTGCATCTGTTTCCTCGGTTTCATCCTCCAGCACGCCGGCATCCAGATCCAGAAACTCTTCTTTCACCAGAGCCATAGCTTCATCGGCACAGGCTTTGCAGGAAGTTCTGGCACGGCAGAACCGGCACCAGTCACCGGGAACCTGCTGGCCTTTTCCTTCAAAGGCCAGCTTTGCCCTCGGTCTGACATAGGTCTCTGCCCAGTCCAGCAGTTCCTCCACACTGCATTCAAACGTTGAGATATTTTCCAGTCTCGGCTGGATAATGGTCATGGACACCTTTTTGATGCTGTACAGATATCCGTAGGCATGGTAAGCACCCAAGGCGTACAGCATCATCTGCGGATTATGGTCACAGTTTACGAACACGCCCTTGCCGTTCTTGTAGTCCATGACATACAGCGTCCCGTCTGCGATGATCACGCAGTCGCCGGTACCAAAGCCAGATGGAACCAGGTAGCTGTAATCCAGCCGCTCCTCCACCATGACCAGCGGATGCGGACAGGTCTCCTTGATGCGCTCCACCGTGGAAATGATGAACTCCACATAGATATCGGTGTTTGCTTCCATCTCCTCATCCTCATATTCAGAGGTTGGGCGCTTCACCCGTTCATGCAGATATTTCCGCAGCTTATACTCGCCCAGCGCATGAGCGGCAGTTCCCTCCTCGGCATACACCGAGGATTCATTTGGAAAGTTCTGCTCCAGCCTTGCAGATGGCGTACAGTTCAGCCACCTCTTCGAGCTGGAAGCAGAAAGGATTGCATGTACTTCCGGCATGATGACCTCCCTTAAATCTGGGAGACATCTGCCAGAAATGCTTCGTACTTCTCTGCAGGCAGGTCAGACAGCTGGGCCACACCGTAGGTCTTCAGAAGCTGACCGATCTTCTCGTTGTTATCACGCTTCTTCTTGATCTTGGCGACAATGACCGCCGTGATCTCATCCTTGGTGATCGTCACCGCAGACTGTGTTTCCTCTTTGGCAGCAGGTGTGCCCTTGTCCGTGATTTTGGACGGTGCTTCTTTCTGGCCGGTATCTTCTTCCCACGGCAGCGCATCCGCATCATCCACCGGATGCTCGTTCTCTGCGGTTTCTGAACTCTCGGAGTTCACTGCTTCCTCTGCCTCGCCAGAATCTTCTAGCACAGGCACCTCTGCGGTTTCCTCGATGGCCGAAGTAGCCGTCTCTTCCACCTTTTTGGTTTTCTTGACCGGCTTCTTACGGGGATGCGAAACCGCCGGGCCTTTCTTTTCTGTTACAGGCAGTACCGGCTGCTCTGCCACCGGAAGCTCCAGCTCGTCCTCCGTCTTTGCATTTGCCGCCAGCATATCCAGCTGCTCGGATACGCCGGCAAACATCTGCGCCAGACCGTCAAAGACCTCGACCAGACCGTCCACGACTTTTTTCGGAGCGTTCAAAGCATTCAGTTCGTCCATCATGCGTTTGCCTCCTCTCCGGTTTCTTCCTCATTCCCCCACAAGTCATCCAGATAATCGGCCTGTGCCTTCAGGACTGCCAGAATGACCTTCTCGCACAGACCGGTTTCCTTGTGGATGTGAACCAGCATCTCATCGAAGTCGATGTCCTCTACCGGGTCATCTGCTTCAGCATCCGGCTCCTGTCCGAAACCGTAGTTGTACGAGGTCATACGCTCATCCATGTGGACATGCATGTTCTTGATGCTGAGCGAAAGGAACGGAACACCAGACGGGCGTGCCGGCATCGGCTTATCCTGCTCCTGAGTTTCCGTTTTTTCCTCTGCCTTGGCAGGAAGCGGAACCTTTACCACCTTGGCGTCCTTCAGCATCTCGCTGATCATTTCCTCCAGAGTCATGCTCTTCTCGTTCTTATTCTCCATTGTCTTCCTCACTTTCTGCAGCTTCCTGCTGCTCTTCGGTTTTATCTTCCATTGGTATGTGATACTGCTCGGAAAGCCTCTTCAAAAGCAGCTCGACCATGCGTCCCGGCTCCGGAAGATTGCAAACAGGCTTCTGCAGCTCATGCGCTCTCTTGATCTCCGCTGCCATCCCCTCGGATATGGTTTCGCCGAACACCCACACTTCATCCGCGGCTTCCAGCCACTGCATTCCAAATCGGATTCCTGTTGCACGCTCCTGCGCATCCTCATCCTTTAAGAACTGAGTAAAATACAGATGCGGAGCCAGTGGCAGGACTCCCATTGTGGCCAGAATCCTGCAGGCCGTCTTTGCCCTCTGGATGTTTGCCTCCATCTGTGCCTTCCTGCACGGCGGGTCATTTGCTGTCGGTCGGTACGGCGAGCAGATAAAAATCTTCTTCGGTGCCGATGCCAGCGGGAACCCGCCGGGCGGACGAGCCTCCTTAGAACCTTCTATCTTGGCGGTTGCATTCGCCATATTCATGCGTTCTGCATTCATAGGTTTTCCTCCTGTCGATGTACTTGAGAGGTGGCCCTCTCATAAAGACCACCGTTTTGGGGCAAAAGTTAAGTAGTTCTTCAAAAACTTTTTCTCATTTTTTTGAGAGCACCCTTCATCGCATAATGGACAGCCGGTTTTGTTATCCCCAGCTCTTCTGCAATCTCCTGCAGCGTCATACCTTTATAGAAGTAAAGCTGGATCACCTCTGTCTGACGCTCAGTGAGCTTGCTCATAGCCGCGTACAAACGGCGAAGCTCCCTGTCAGCCAGCATCTCGGCATTGTCTTCATCCAGAAAATCCACCATAACGGCGGCAGACCAGTCGGAGCCGTCACATTCCAGGGAAACATTTTCTGAATCTGCCACACGCTTATTCAGGTTATGCTCCATCCGACGCTCACCTTCCATCAGCAGACGGACACTCCACTCAACATCCTCGAATGCTTCTGCCGGGATCACCTCGTAGGTCCCATCCGTAAAGTCATAGCGGTAATCGTTGCAGCGATCCACCGCCATGACTGTATGTGAGCCATCCACCTCATACACCGCATAGCCATTCTCATAAGCAGTCAGCTTTGCTCCATTTACCATTGTCTGTGCCACTGCCATCGGCTCCTTTTCCATAAGGGTCTTAAAGGTCGGAAGTTTCTTTTCCACCACAGTATCGATCTTTGTCTTCAGCTCACGCAGGGTGATATGTGCGTTCACTGCAAGATCCGCTGCCATCTGTTCTGCCGCCTGAGCCACGTTCTTTGCTATCGACTGGCGAACCTCCATCACGCCTACGCCACCATTGATTGCTACTGCTCCAGTCATCATGTTCATCATTTTTCTGTCCTTTCCCCCGGACTTCTGGGAGGGAAAGATACCGAAGCAGGACGCAGATGAGGCACAAAACCGTCTGGCAAGGCTGTGAAACACAAAAAGCCCGATTCCAGAGATAGGTAGAGTGATCCCATCCGCATACCTCCAGCACCAGCGAATAAATCGCTGTACTGTGGGGTTCTGCTATGGTATCCTTCGCCTGCTCTAGAATCGGGCTTACGATATTTTTATTTGTCCGAGAGAGTGCCGACAGGTGCTTTTGTTTTGGCTCTGTGGGCTTGTCCCTTGAACTGACTATATGATAACAAAATGACGGTCTCTTGCAGATTTCAGACTTGACACACTTAGGGGTCAAATTTGATACATTTTTGAATTCACGACATTGTGGGCATAAAAAAAGACCGCACAGCCTGATTTGTACTGTACGATCTTCAAATTGCCACTTTCTGCTCTTTAAGCAGATAGCAGTCGATGCTTTCTCTCACCATCTCCTGGTGCATGGGGTTCAGCATGTCGTATTTTTCCTGGATTGATGTGTCTGCACAGGGAGGCTCATCTTCTTCGTCCATCAGTGTATCCATCGACACACCGAGGGCTCTGGCAAACCGCTTCAGCATCACGCAATTCATCACACCACGTTCACCGTTTTCAATTCCAGAAATATTGGCGCGGTCAACGTCCACAGCATCGCTGAGATCTTTTTGTGACCAGCCTTTCTGTTTACGATATTTTCTGATATTCTGACCGATAATATACTCATCACTGTGAATATCGACCACGCCTGACACCCCCTTTCCCAAAGCATAAAAAGCAAAAAAGGCCGGGGCATCCCTGTGACTATGTACTCAGATGCTACTCAAAGTACACAGTCTCTGGAATGCTCCGACCCAATCCTTCTGAAAAAGGGTGTCGACAACAAGTCAGGTTAAAATCTACGATTTCTTCCTGAGCAACCCCGTACTTCGGCCTCTTATGAAATTGTTTGCGCTGATTACGCTTCTAATTAAAATCAAAATCTTCATACTATGTATTTTCCTATCTATGTATTTGCTTTCGTTATTGGTATAGTTTCCTGCCACTTATGGGGGAAATCTCAGTTCAGTTATGTATACTAAGTGGCTTTCAGGTCAAACAGCAGGTATTTTCTACCAATTGCTGTAGTTCCGTTGAACGCTCTTATAGTATACACCCGACACCAATAATCGACAACCAAAAGTGTCCAAAAATCGACAGGTGGATATGTCGAATTTTAATAACTTTTTTGGTGCAAATGCACTAAAAATCAGACTTCTTTTTTATCACTCCTTAACAATTTTATCGCCTTTACGTTTATACCCCACGCCTTTTTCAAACAGTGCATTCACAACAGAAGAACCAACACCAATGGTCATTCTTTTTGAAATTCCTGACACGGAAATCCACCATGTAAGCAATCAGTGCCACTCCCACCAAGCTGGATTTCCACTACTAAATAATAACCCAGTATTTCATATTTTTTAGACGTCTGCGTGATGTAAAGATGCTCACGGCATCGCTCTTGTAAACTCAGATAACAAAAAAGCCGAGGCAGACCCAAGACAACCTAAACTAAGGTCATCTAAAGTCTACCTCGGCTTACCACGCACACTATGCTTTCCAGCATATCCGGGCAGCACCTGCAGGCAGGTGTAAATTCAATCAGGCTGGCTCACACGTCCTGCGATGAGTCAAGCGGTTACCGGGAGCAGTCACATCCTGAGCTGTTCCTTTTTATCTTCAAAGGTCATGTACGGACCAGAATAACATTGCTCATTAAAATCATCCAGGTACTCATACCCCTGCAATTGCCCGTTCTTCACATAGGCAACAGCCTTACGGCCATTTACAACCGCACGGGTTGCAAGGAGCACCCGCTTTCCTTGCGACGTATAAATTCCACATTTTGAAATCAATATCCTCATCTCCCATCTTGTACCTTAAACACTGACTTCTCTGTTCCATCGATTCGCGGAATGCAAAATTCATCTTTCACACATCGGTTCACCGGGTCGATTAAAATAAAGGAAAAATAATCCCTTATTTTGCAGCCAGCATAATACTCTCTCGCCTGTTCAATCATAGCTACATGGTTTACTACTACTGAAACCTTAATGCCATGCTCACGAGGACTCTCCATATATGCCATCGCAAACAGCTGATTCATCTTGCCAATCGTACCCCTTCCGATTCCCGCTGTATAAGATTTACACTCAAACAGCCATGTATCAATGCCTTCTTCTAAAAGAGCATTTGTCCGAATTGCAAAATCAGCCCTGTACTGTTTGGTTCTTGGCCAGATCATATTTTCGTAGGAAACCAATTCTACAAAATAGCCGTTCATAAGGAATGCGTTCTGTAGCGTTTCCCTGTAAGTTTGCTCTAACATATATCCGGTAAGCGTCTTCGCTGCATTCCGTAAGAACGTATTTGATGAATTGGGATCTGGCTCAATATTCTGCTCTTCTGCGATATCCGCCAATCCAAAAACAATCTGAGATGGAGATACAACGGCTCCTTCTGTTCCAGCAGGAACAAGTTTCACCATTCCGTTTGCCGCCAACAGTTTCTCCAGTGTGACCCCACTGTTCGGATCTGCAGCCTTTGATATCGCCACCAGCACCTCATCAGAACAAGCCGTTGTGTTCTTCATATTAATAATACGGGAAATCGTCGATGTGTTTACCCCGCACTCATTCGCAAAGTCATTCATCGACCGTTCTCCCTTTGCACTCAGAACCAACTGACTCAGCACTTCCAGGTCAGCCTTTCCCGTCCGAATGTAATCAGGAAAAAGATTCGTTATCTTCTTTCTTCCCATCGGTGTCACACCTCCTCTGTTTATATAGTAGCACCATATTGCATACTTGTCAATATTACGCAATGATTTTATTTTGTTGCTTTTATTGCGTTTCTTAACTCGAAGTTGCGTTATGCTAAGTCCATGTTACAGCCACAGTTACATCCCATACCATAATAAAAAGGAACAGAAGTTCATTTCCCTATTGACTTCTACAACTTCTTATTGTATTATAGGAACAGAAGTTCACGAACTGTTGTTCTTAGTATATAGGAACAGTTGTTCCTTGTCAAGTAGGCTTTACAAAAAATTGCTGCTTCTCACCGGCAACTTTCCCTTCCGGCAAAAAACAGCAAAATATCCCACATGGAGGCATGACATGAAAAAAGATACGAACTTACTAGACGCACAGGATGTCCGGGCTGAAGCAGCCACTGCACTTACACCGAATGCGACCAACGGCGAAAAAATCAAAGCTCTGCGAACCGCACAAGGTATGAGCATGGCCGAACTCTCCAGACGAGCATCCATGTCTGATCGTGCCATCCGCTATATCGAAGCTGGCGAGCGCGAACCAAGCGTGGACGCAATCCAGAAGATTGCCGCTGCTCTTGGTGTCACGACCGACTACTTTATGGACGATGCCACCTTCCAGAAGGAACTCAGCGATGATCAATTCTACGCTGATGTCCGTAAGAAGTATGGCTCCCGCGGTGTAGCGCAGGCAAAGAAAATAAAAGAACAGACCTCTGTCCTTTTTGCTGGCGGCGAGCTGTCCGAAGAAGATCAGGCTAATTTCATTAAGGAAATGGAAGCCCTCTTCCTTGACGCAAAAGAAGAGGCAAAAAAGTTTACTCCTAAAAAATATCTGTAATTGAATTGCAGAGGAAAGGAGTCGCCGTTGGACAACTTTGCTATTACTGCCGCCGACGCTGTAAGCCGCCGATACAAGAGCAATGATCCGGAAGCTATCATTGCCCAGCGCGCCATTAAGATTAAAGACATCCGGTTCTGCGAAGAGCTCCTTGGGTTTTACACGGTTCTTCTAAATTGCGAATACATCGGTATCAATCCAAACTGCTCAAAGCAACAACGCAGATCCGCACTGGCTCACGAACTTGGGCACGCCATCTTCGACCGGAAACATGCGGCATCCGGTCAGGCTTTCCAGGATACATATTTTTATAGTCTCAGCAATGCAAAAGCAGAGCGCAGGGCGAATACGTTTGCTGCTGAACTACTGTTGTCAGATGATGATGTACTGAAACCAATCGGCTTCTATGAATTCAACGCTGACAGGCTTCAGATGGAGGCTTCTCTGCCACCCCACTGCTCCAGCACATACCGTGCCTTGAAATATCACGAGCTTCTGCAGGACTTTCAATACACGCATACAGGATTCGCCACCCTTGAGGAGATCGCACAGGTGGCTGGAATCGAAAAAAACTTTGTTGATTTTAAACTGAACATTCTTACCGCAAAAGGGTACCAGCTTCCTGCTGTGCCAGAGCTTAAGAGCAACTTTCTGAAAGATTCTATGAAGAATTGCTCTAAAAGCTACGATTAAACATGGAGGTGACTGCTTATGACAAAAGAACGAGTCTATGTAAAGGTATCCTCCGACTTTGATTCTACAGGCTATATGCAGCCGACATCGATCACATGGTCGGATGGACGTACCTTCCCAATCGAAACAGTGCGCGACTTCCGTCCTGCCGGGACTGCCGATAACGGTTACTCCGGTGACTGCTTTACTGTGCTCATCCAAGGGCAGGAAAAGCACCTGTTCTTTGAACACCTCGACTCACGCTTCAACGGACGATTAGGCCGATGGTTTGTCGAGAGAGCCGGACATTAAAAGCATTATTATGAGAACACAGTCAGAAAGGAGGAAATTGCACGATGCAACGCACATATCTTGCGATAGATCTTAAAAGCTATTATGCGAGTGCAGAATGCGCCGCTCGACACCTCGACCCGCTTACTACAAATCTGGTCGTAGCAGATTCCTCCCGCACTGAGAAAACTATCTGTCTCGCTGTGTCTCCTTCCTTGAAAACCTATGGCATTCCGGGTCGCGCCAGACTGTTTGAAGTCGTGCAGAAGGTCAAGGAGGTCAATGCGAATCGGTTAAGGGAAGCGGTACGATTAAGAAAAGCTGTGTATAAGGACGGTAAGCCATCCTTCTCCTCTGCTTCCTATGATTCCTTATCGCTTGCCGCCGACCCGTCACTCGAACTCTCTTACCTTGTTGCACCACCCCGGATGGCATATTATGAAAAGGTATCGCGGCAGATTTACGGCATCTATCTGAAATACATTGCACCAGAGGACATCGTGGTATATTCCATCGACGAAGTGTTCATCGATGCCACCTCGTACCTATCCCACTATAATATGACCGCACACGACCTTGCCATGACAATGATCCGGGAAGTGCTTTATACGACTGGCATCACTGCCACCGCCGGGATTGGTACCAATCTATATCTGGCGAAGCTGGCAATGGACATCACTGCCAAACACGCTGCGCCTGACAAGGACGGAGTCCGCATCGCTAAACTGGATGAAGAGAGCTTTCGCTATCTTCTCTGGGATCACAAGCCTCTCACAGACTTCTGGATGACTGGTCCCGGTACCGTCAAGCGACTAGAAAAGCACGGCATCCATACGATGGGCGAGCTGGCATATTTCAGCACCGTCAATCAGGATATCTTATATAATGAATTCGGTGTTGACGCCGAACTGCTGATTGACCATGCCTGGGGGCTGGAGCCCTGCGGTATGAAAGAAATCAAAGCCTACAAGCCCAGCACCAACAGCATCTCCGAAGGTCAGGTACTCTCCTGCCCTTACCCATATGACAAAGCAAGAATCATTGTCATGGAGATGGCTGACAGTTTAGTATTACAGTTGACGGACAAAGGTCTGGTTACGGACAGCCTGACACTGGATGTGGGCTATGACCGTGAAAACTGTGACAGCGGCAAGTACAGAGGTCCGGTACACATTGACCACTACGGCCGCACTGTTCCGAAAGGTGCTCATGGCAGCACAAAACTGGATAATCCGACCAACCTCGGAAGCATCCTGATCTCTGCCACAACTGAGCTGTTCGAGAGTATAGCTGATAAAACCCTGACGGTAAGACGGATCACAATAGCTGCCAACCGTGTGGTCAAAGATGAGGGATTCTTCCAAGTTGACCTATTCACGGACACAACCAAATTGGAAAAAGAGAAAAAGCTGCAAAATGCGATGCTGGGTCTCAAGAAGAAGTTCGGCAAGAACGCCGTACTAAAAGGAACCAACTATCTGGATGGTGCAACAATGAGAGAAAGAAATCAGCAAATAGGCGGCCACAAGGCCAAGTAAGGAGGGAGAACATGGACTACAAGAACACACCGGAAGGCAGATCCGTCCAAAGTAAGTATGGCAAAATACTCCATGCTTCCCGCCCAGAACCGCCACATAATTATCCCCGGATGCCGATGTCAAATCGAGCTAAAATCTTCTCTCCGTTTGCCGCCTTGCGAGGCTACGAGGATGAGATTGCTTCCGAGGGCAGAGACCACCTCAAAGGAAACAGAATCGAGCTGTCTGAAGAAGGCAAGGAAGTTCTAAATCAAAAGATCAGCCAGCTTTGGAAAGGTCAAGAGATCACAATAAAATATTTCACGGACGGCTACTATGAGAATGTAGCCGGAGTATTGGATGCTGTGGATGTGATAAACAAAGAACTACGAATTTACACAGGATTTATAAATGATACCGGCAAAGAGCTGCCGACCATTATTGCATTTGAGGATATATTAGAGATTGGGGTGAATATGACTTGAACTACTACTTTTGCGATTCCTGCCGCTACTGCTTCTCTGCTGAGAAACTGCCGGATCGATGCCCCGACTGCGGAGCGGTAGCACACGATAATAAAAAGGCAGTACGGCCGGCGAGTAAAACGGAAATCGAGGAATTGCTCAAAATACAGAAAGAAGATAAGGAGGACACACAAAATGAAAGCACATAAATATTGGTCACTTGGCGCACTTGCCTGCATGGCAGGATGCTTCTACACGGGCTGCAAAAAGCTGATGCAAGCTCACAAGTATTTCGCTTGCGGCTCTCTGGTCTGTATGGGTATGGCAATCTACTCCGGTCACAAAATTGCACCGAAGAAGAAAAAAGCTGAAAAGCCTGAAAAATAAGAACACACGCCCTCGCCGTAACAAGCGAGGGCTTTTTTGAACTTCGGGAGTTCATTTTATTTCCGTCACAAACTATATACTTCCATCATGAGTCGTATTCCGACTTTCAGACCTTCCTCAAAAGCGGTCTTCTCCCATGTGCAGCACACCGTCCCCTGCCGGTCCATAATCTTTTCCCAAAGTGGGATCTTATCGCCGACATAGTCATCTACGAGCCTATCCATTCCTTCCAAGCCACGCAGCCACTCTTCCAGTTCCTTTTCCTTGGCCTTTGCTGCTTTCCCGGCAACTGTGTTTTTCTCTACTGGGTTGTTCTCCGTGTAATGCTCGTAGATCAGATCCAGCAGATTCTCCACTGGCGGGTAATACTCCGGCTCTGTTTTCTTCAAATACTCCTCCAGCATTTCCTTCAATTTTTCTATAATGCTACCATCCTTCCCAACTGAGATTCACATCCTCAGTTACGGCACATCTTACCGTAGACTTTTGCACATAGCAACCTATTTTTTGCGGTCTTTAGGATGCCCCATCTTCTCCTTTACCTTGTCCGGCACATCGATCAGTCCGAACCGATAGAACATCCCGTAGATGTAGGTCACTCCCCGGATATCGCCCAGAGCTTTCGGGCGGTCTACTACTTCTCCTTTAATATTCTTCAGCGCCAGCAGCACTGAACTCCATGCCAGGCTTTTACTATTCTCCCGGCGGTCAATCCACAGCTCTTTCGTGTACTCACCGTTCCTGCCTTTCCGCACTTCGTAAGAGAATGGCAACCCAGAGTAGGTTTTAAATCCTACCCCGGCATAGGACACAACTACGCCCCAGAAGTTTTCTTCTGTCGGATTAGCCCTCCATCGCTTCATTGCTCTGTATCTCCGCTGCCGCTCTGCCCCAACACTGATCTTCTCCTTTTCTGTACTTGGGAAGTACACGCCTTTCTGATATGGCAGATACGAAGTAACAGAGGCTTTGGAAAGTTTCAGGGTGTTTGCAGTTGAGAGTATGGAGGTTTTGTAGTCTTGTGTTTCACGGTATTCTTCAAAGGTAGCTTGCACCTTCTCCGCCACTTCTGATTCATACACACCTGCCGTGATGAGGAGCTTTCTTACTTTGATAGGGTTAAGGTTCAGCGCATCTGCGATGGATTGGAGGGAGCATTCCTCCCCATAAAGTGCCACAGCAGCATCCATCTGCTCTTTCAGATTCTTCCCGGCATCATACTCCGGCTTCAGCTTCTTCCGGCCACCACCGGGCTTTCTGGTTTTCTTCATTTTACTCAT